CCCCGTCGACGGGGGCGCCCCAGGCGCCCCAGGACGTCGCGGCGAGGCCGATCGACGCGCGCCACTCGACCCCGGCGTCGGCGTCGAGCGTGACCGCGACCGGCCCGAGCCAGTCGAGGCCGGCCGCGGCGTCGCGCCGGACACCGGCGAGGACCGCCTCGGCAGGCGCGTCGTCGCGCCGGAGCTCTGTTCCGGTTTCGTTCTGCCCGGTCGCGTCGGCCGCAGCCGGCGCGCGCCAGCTAACGAACGTGACGACGTCGCGCGCCGCGGGGGCGCGCCACTCGACGCCCGCGACGGCGTCGGTCGCCCAGGCGCCGCGCCAGTCGGCCGGCGCGGACGCGTCCTGTGACAACGTCGCGCGCCAGTCGGCCAGGGCGGCATCGTCGCGCGCGGCGGTGAGGCCCGGCCCGATCGTCGAAGCGTCGTCCCGCCGCGCGAGCAGGCCCCACTCGGCCGGCGCGACGCGCCGGAGGTCGAGGCCGGTCTGCCACCCGGCGGGTGTGGCTGCGTCCGCGACCCAGGCGCCGCGCCAGTCGAGGTCGGAGGGACGGTCGGTCGCGAGCGACAAGCGCCACCCGACGGGCGCGGCCGCGTCCGCGACCCAGGCGCCGCGCCACCCAGCGGGCGCCGCCGCGTCGCGCGTCAGGCCCGCGCGCCAATCGACCGGGACCGTCGCGTCGAGACGCGTGGTGACGAACCACTCGACCGGCGCCGCGGCGTCTGTCGGCGGCACGGCGCGCGTCGTCTCGACCGAGGCCGTCGCGTCGGTGATCCGCGCCTCGCGCCAGTCCGCCGGCGCGACGCGGTCGAGGCCCGGCGACGACGACGGGTCGACAGGGATCGCCCGGTCGGTCGTCCACGCCCCGCGCCAGTCCGCCGGAGCGGCGGAGTCCAGGCACCACGCCCCGCGCCAGTCGGTCGGAGAGACCTGGTCGATAGAACGCCCGACGCCCCACTCGGAAGATGCGGCGGCGTCAGGCGTCAGGCCAGCGCGCCACCCGGCGAAGACGGCCGCGTCCGCGGCCTGCGCGCCGCGCCAGCTCGCAGGACTCGTCCCGTCGGCGCCGCGGCTCAGGCCGGACTCAACAGGGGCGATCACGTCGCGCGTCAGGCTCGCGCGCCACCCGATCGGGGAGGCCGCGTCCGCGGCCTGCGCGCCGCGCCACTCGGCCTGATCCGCGGCGTCGCGCAGGCGGGAGGTCAGCCATTCGACCGGACCCGCCGCGTCGCGCAGGCAGGTCGACGACCACTCCGGGTTCGCGCCGTAGTCGCGCGACACGGCGAAGCCCGGCGTCCTGGCGATGATCGTCCGCGGGCCGACGTAGGCCGGGCGCCAGGCCTCGGAGTAGAGGGCCATCACCTCGGACGGCTTCAGGTCCCGGTTCCATATCCCGACGTTCTCGAGCGCGCCGGTGTAGGCGCCGTCGAGCTCGTCGTTGTTCCCGAGGCGGACGGATACCAGGGACGTCGAGTTCAGTGTCAGCGAGACGAGGGTGGCGCTGTCCAGGCGGCCGTTGAAGTAGATCGACGACGTCGCGCCGTCGTAGGTCCCGCAGAGGTGATACCACTGTCCGACGACCATCGTCGCCGACCCGTGCTGGGACGACAGCCCGTTGGTCCCGTCGCTTACGTAGAACTCGGCCTGGCCGCTGTCGAGGCCGTAGAGGAGGTCGAACTGACTGCCTGCCCCGCCGAAGTTCCAGCAAGTCACCACGTCGCCGCGGGTCAGGACCGCCGGCCGCACCCAACAGGCGACGCTGATCTTCCCGGTTGTCACCGGGACGGGGTTGCCGAGCGCGACGTTGGTCGATCCGTCGAACCTCAGCGCAGCGCCGCGCCGCCCGCCGGTCCACGCGGGCGTCCCGGTCACGGTCTGCGCGGTCCTGTTGAGACCGGTCGCGTCGACGAACCTCCTCCCCCCGCCCTCGCCGAGCGGCCAGAAGTTCACCAGGCCGTGCGCGAGCGGATCGTCGTAACCGATCGTCGCCAGGTTCTTGAACGCGCCCGCGTCGGGGGAGGCGAGGAACATCCTACGCCGTCGTGTAGGTTATTCCGGTGTAGGTCTTCTGGTGGTTGCCCTCAGTCGCGTCGAGGTTCTGCCCGGTGTAGTTCTGCAGGACGAAGCCCCACTTACGCGGCATCACGCCGCCGAAGACCGCCGCGATCGAGCCGACGACCAGGCGGTAGGTCGTCGAGGACGCGGGGCAGCTGAGGACGTAGGGACCCTTGAGGTTCGTCGGCGCGGCGAGCGTGACGGCGGCGTTCGTCCCGACGGACTCCGCCGACGACGCGTTGTAGACCGTCCCGTCCTCCGACCCGAAGATGTAGACGTAGCACGCCTTGTCGTTCGCCAGGGCCGACGCGGAGGTCTTGACCGCGATCGTGAGCATCGCGTCGTCGTAGAGGTTCGACGTGTTGTCGACGGCCGCGCACCCGCGCCCGGCCGTGGACGACGACGCCAGCGACGCGAGCGTGCAGGTAATGCTCGTCGAGGTCCCGTAGGCGATGTTCGTCGTCGCCATGCTACGCCACCGTCACCCCTGTCCAGGTCGTCCCGTCCCAGCTCGACCCGTAGCGGTTCCACTGGTTGAACGCGGCGGAGTCCGACTGCGCCTGCGCCGCGTTGTAGAGGCTCTGGAGCTGCGCCAGGATCGTCGCGAGCGGCGTCCCGGGCACGAACGGCACGGTGACCACCTGCTCGATCACCGCGCCGGTCGCGAAGTCGTTCAGCTCCGCCGCCGTCGGCGCGGCGGGGCCGATGACCTGGGACCTGGTCCCGGCGTTCAGGACGGCCTGGTAGGGCTGCCGCGACGCCGGGACCGTCAGCCAGAAGGCGACCCGGTAGGTCAGGTCGCTCGGCAGGCCCGGCTGGTCGAGGACGATGATCTTCCTCGCCACGGTCTCAGGTCGTCGTCCCGGTGGCGCGTAGGGTGAACGACGTCTTCGCCGCCGCCAGGCCAGCCACCAGGAGCAGGCTGAGCCACACGCCCTGCGCGCCCGCCGCGTTCGGCGCCGCCCCGGAGGGGAGGTTCTGCGGGGAGGGCACGTTGATCGTCTGCGGCGCGGAGCCGGACGTGAACGCGGTGATGCCGGACGCCGGCGCGGTCTGGCGGTTGGCGATGGTTCCGGTGTCGTTCAGCGAGTTGGTCAGCGCGATCTGCAGCGTGCCGGACGACGGGTCGGCCTGCTTCAGGATCGACGCGACGGTCAGCGCCGTGGTCGTGTTCGTGTTGACCGCGAAGACCTTCTCGTAGTAGGTCCGGTTCGACCCGCCGGTGACGTCCGACGCCGCGTTGTAGAACGGGCGGCGGTTCTGGGTGACCTGGTTCGGGAGCAGGTCGAACAGCATCCCGTGGTAGACCGAGTAGGTCGTCGCGTTGGTCGGGACGGTACCCCAGTCGCGGTTGACGCTGATCGTGTCCGTCGAGATCGCGACGATCCGGCGGAGCTGGTTGTTGACGCCCGCGGGGGAGTTGTTGGTGATGCGGACGATCATCCCGATCGTGCACGACGCGCCCTGGCCCGAGGCGAGAGTGATCGAGGCGGACGCCGACGAGGTCGCCGCCGCGCCGGTCTGCGCGGTGCCGGAGACGACGGCCGTGTGCGAGATGGCGGCGATGTCCCCGACCGCGGTCGTGCCGGATGCGACGCCCTTCATCAGCCGCTCGAAGCTCTGGCTCCCCGCCACCGCGGTGGTCCCGGTGAGGGTCTTCGCCTCGGTCTGGATGACGCCGGTCGCGTCGCGCCCGGAGAGCGTGATGATCGCGGCGGTGTCAGACGCCGACGAGCTGACGTAGTCCATCGTCCCCGTCGGGGTGATGTCGTTGAAGTTGATCAGGATGGCCGTGTTGAGCGCCCCGCCGGTGGTCGCGCCATCGGCGTCGGGCATGTTGGCAGACCCGTAGAAGACAAGATCACTCGGCAGAACAGACATCTACTTTACCCCTTTACGCTGGCGTTGGTGAAGACAGGTTTCCACTGAGGACGGTCGTCGTCCCGCCGGCGTCGGTCACCTGTACCTGACCGACGATCGCGCGGCCGTCTGCCGCGGATATGAAGACCTTGACCGTGTCCACGAGCGGGACGGTCATGGCGGCTTTGATCAGCTCCGCCTTCACGACCCCGAGCGGCGGAGACCTCCCCAGGATCTGCTCGAAGTACGGGACCCCGGAGGACGTGTCGTACCACAGCTCGCCGCGGAACAGGCGGATCGCGCTCGCGACGTCCTGCGCGATCGCGTAGGGCTCCGACGCCACGGCGATGTTGCCGGCCGCGTCGAGGCAGACGTCCCAGCGCGTCCGGTCGAGGAGGAGCGTCCTCATGCTATCGTGATGTTGAAGTCGGGGAGCGGCAGGATCGTCCCGGCGATTATCTCGTTGAGCGTGTAGGTGTAGTTCGTCACCGCGGCGGCGAAGTTCTTGAAGTTCGTCTCGGAGAACGCGTGCGCGTTCCCGCTGGTGTCAGGCCAGTTGAACGTCGCGCCGCCGCCCGGAAGGCCGACGCCCGCGCCGATCCCCGACATGACCCCGTTGATCCTCACCTGCGTCGGCTGGCTCACGTCGTAGGTCCCGTTGAGCGAGCCGGTCGACAGGCTGGTCAGCTGGATGCCGGCCGCGAGCGCGGCGATCGCCTGCTGCTCCAGCTCGGTCGGCGGCGGGGCGGGGGACGGCGTGATGTTGACGAACGCCCCGTCATCGACGCCCCAGGTCGCGGCGAGCCTGTTGGTCCAGAACGTGTCGTCCGTCACCTCGAGCAGGTCGTTCGACGCGGGTAGGGTGGCGCCGTAGTCGACGAGACCGGTGTCGTACCACCCGAGGACCGGCTGCGGAGCGTCCTGCGCGTGGTCGAAGTAGGCGTAGCGCGTCATCCTAGTATCCTATGGCGATGTAGCGGTATGAGATGCCGCCGGTGTAGATCCAGGTGCCGCCCGGAACGTAGCGCAGGACGTAGAGCGCGAACTGACCCTGGCTGAGCTGCTGCGTCCCGAAGATGGTCGGCAGCGGCGTGCCGGTCGAGGTCCACCCCTGTGGCGACGCCTCGTTGACCAGCACCTGCGAGCAGGCGGTCGGGAACGCGATGGGGAAGGGGACGAAGTCCTGTCCGGTGATGCTGTTCCCGTGGAAGCACTGGATGACGGTCCCGTCGGGGAACTTCTCGAAGATGTAATCGTCGTTGCCGACGTTGATCGTCCGAGTGAAGTCGCCGAGGAGCGTCGCCGCCTGGGCGTCGCCGGACCCGAAGGCCCCGAGCGCGGCGCGCAGGCGCCCCGCGGTGGCCGTGATGTTCCCCGAGGTGGCCGCGACCGGCCCCGCCGCCGTGAGCCCGCCCGCGAGCGACAGCGCGCCGCTGTCACTCAGCCCGGCGATCACCGTGGTGTAGGCGCTGTTCATGACCTGGAGCAGGCCGCTGAACGCGCGGATGAACTTGTTCGGCGTGGTCCCGCCGTTGCCGATGAGCGCGAGGTTCGCGCCGCTGGCGGCGTTGGTCGAACCGTTGACCGCGAGACCGACGCCGCCCGTGTCCGTGAACACGTTCACCTGCGAGACGAGGACGAACCGCGACCCGCTGTAGACGAACGCGTATGGACCGCCGCTGACCAGCGCCCCGGCGCTGAGCAGCGCGCCGTTCGACTGCACGAGCGCGACGTTGCCGAGGCCGTTGACGTTGAGCGTCACCGCGCCGGTGTTCGTCCCCTGGCTGAAGAAATTCACCTGGATGCCAGTCAGCTGCGCGAGCGACGCGGGCGACGGCGAGAGCGTGATCGTCTGCGCGTTAGCCGATCCGGCCGTCGGCCAGCTCTGCGTCGACCACGGGCTGAACGCGACGCGCCAGCTCGCCGAGCCGCTGTTCGGGTCGGTCAGGTTGCCGTCGGCCAGGCTCTCGTAGACGGCGTGTCCGGACGTCGACTGGATCAGCGCGCCGCGGGGGTAGCCTCCGATCGACGCCGCGAAGGCCGCGTCGTAGACGATCGGGCCGCCCGCCTGGTGCCACTGTAGCCAGGACGTCACCTGCTGGAGGATGCCGTTCATGTCCTGTCCGAACGGCGGTATCCCGCCGGCCGCGACGGGCGTGAAGTTCAGCGGCGGGAAGCCCTGGCTGAGCGAGGCGGCGCCTGCCTGCGCCGGCGGGTTGACCGGGATCGGACGGACGTTGACGCCCGGGACCGCCGCGCTGGCGAACGGGACCGAGAACTTCGACGGGACTGATCCGGCGAGCATCAGGCCTGCACCATCGTGACCGACACCCCGACGGGGAGCGGGAGGACGCCCGACTGCTCGACGATCGCCGTCTCGACGGGCGTCGGCGCGAACGTGAAGGTGTATGTCATCGTCATGTCGAGTCCGTTCGTGACGTAGACGTTGCCGCGGCTCCCGAAGAGCCTGACGAGCACCGCGTTTATCCCCGGGATCGACCCGTCGCAGATGTTGCTCAGGGCCTTGGCCTGGATCAGGGTACGGTAGCCGTCGTCGCTCAGGATGAAGTTGTTGTTGATCTGCTGTCCGCTGTAGAACGGCGACTGGTTGAACGGGTCGGCGCTGAGGTTCGTCGCCTCGTCGAAGCCGAAGTACTTGCTCGCCGCCACCTGCAGCACGCGGCCTACGCCGACGATCCGACCCCACACGTCGAGACCGTAGCCCTGCGCGGTGTCGAGGTTCCACACCTTGTCGTAGAAGTCGTCGACGAGACCGGCGGGGTCGATCCAGTCGTTGACCGCGCGCAGCCACGCGCTGAGCGATGGCGACTGGTCGTACTCGCTGATGACGGTCTGGCGATAGTCCTTCACGACAGGTTCACCACGATGCCGCCCGCGTCGAGCACGGGGACGTGCGCGACCCCCACCGCGACGGAGTCGAGGTCTGCCGCGATCGAGGTCATCGCGCTCGACGCGACGGTCTGCGAGAGACCCACGTTGTAGGTCCCGGTCCCGCCTGACCCCGAGCCGAGGCTGGTGATGTAGGTCCCGCTCGCCACGGTCGCGCCCGTCACCTGCTGCCCCGCCGCGAGCGCGCCGGACCCCACGGCCGACACCGTGAGGACCGTCCCGGCGATCGAGCCGGTGAACGACGCGGCCGGCGCGGCCGACGAGCCGATCTTGATCGAGATGACCTGCGCCCAGGTCCCGAGCGACGCCACCGCGCAGTAGAAGCGCCCGGCGTAGACCGTCGACCCGATGCGCGCCCGCGGCCCGCCGTCGGCGCCGGCGAAGGCCGCGATGATGACGGCCTGGACCTGCTGGAGCGCGTCGCTCGGGACCGCGGCCGACGACGCGAGGCTGACGAGGAAGATGAACTCCTGCGCCACCGCGGTCTGGAACGACACCTGGTAGCTGGGCAGCGGCGGGACGTAGCCCGCCTGGCTGTCCAGGACCGTCTGGGTCGTGTCGCCCGCCATGCCGGGGCCGGGCGGGACCTTGGAGAAGATCGCCTCGGCGACCGCCTGCGGGTCGCCGCCGGCGACGCAGACGTAGAGCGAGTGCGCCGGGATCGTCACCCCGTCCAGCGTGACTGGCGCGACGGTCGGGTTCATCGTCGTGTAGGCGTCGAGGATGTTCGCCACGCCGAGCACCGCGCCCTGCACGGCGGCCAGCGTGTTGCGCGCGTTCTTCGCCACCGACGCCTGGCGCCGCGCCTCGAAGGCCGCGCGCGTCTCGACGAGGTTCCCGATCACGCCGTCGTTCTCGGATATCGCAGAGTCCCACCCGGTGATCGTCCGGTAGATGGTCCAGTCTATCGAGGCGGGGCAGGCGATCGGCCCGCTGACCGTGCAGGCGAACGGGAGCGTCACGGTCCCGTCGGGACCGATCGAGCCGCCCTCCGTCGCGGCGTAGCGGTTGCCGTCAGACGCCGTCACCAGCGCGCCGACCGGGATCGCCACGCCGGTGAGCCCCGTGCACTTGATGAAGGTGGTGGTCGGCAGCGCGGGGTTGCGCTCGATGAAGTAGATGCGCGCGATGCCGTCCTGCATCCGCCCGTCGGAGTAGGCCGGGTCGACACCGCGGGTCAGCGCGAGGAACTGGTCGTTGCGGTCGCCGATGATCGCCGCCGAGGTCGACGCGACCTGCCCCTGCGGCGTCTCGAGCGCAGGGTTCATGTTCCCGCCGAACGCCGCGTTGAGGTCGGCGATGACGCCCGCGAGGATGTCCTGCTCGTTCGGCAGGACGTAGCCGAGCGGGCCGAACGTCGGCTGCGGGACGGATGACGAGCCGGACACGCTACGTCCCCGCCTGGGGCGGGCCGCTGGTCGCGACGCCGGACGCGACGCCCGTCTGGCGGTGGCCGGACAGCGTGACGGAGGAGGCGCCGACCCTCGCGGTCACCTCGCCCTTCACGCCGAGGTTGCCGTCGGCGTCGAGCGTCACGTTGTCTGCGTTGATCACCAGCTTGTCCGTCTTGATCTCGATCCCGTCATCGCTGTAGCGGACGTAGCGCTCCGGCACGCCGTTCAGCACGCCGCCGACGTAGAGCCCGTCGCTCCACCGGTAGCGCCGGCGCGAGGCGGGGGCGGCCGGCGCCTTCGTCTTCTTGACCTGGCTGATGTCGCGCGAGCAGAACACGCAGAGGCCGATGTCGCCCACCTTCGGGTCGAGGATGACGGCGTCCGCTCCGCCCTGCAGGCGGAAGTAGGGCACGTTCGTTATCGTCCCGTGCGGCGTCGGGTTCCCCGCGCCGTCGACCTGGTGGACCATCGGCTGCACGTCGACGGTCCCGACCGCCTCGACGCCGCCGGAGTTCGACACCGCGAGCACCTTGACCAGCGTCGTCGTCGCCAGCCTGGAGATGATCTGGTCCACGAGGAACGCCTGCGCGTTGAGGTCGCTGGCGGTGTCGGAGACGTCCTGGTAACCCGTGACCCCGCCGCTCATGACGGCGAAGACCTGACCTGGGTCGTCTGAAGGGTGGTCGGCACCCCCTCGAAGCGCGACTCCCACCGGCCGCGCGGCACCTCCGCGTCGAGCGAGTGCACGAGCGTCGTCACGATCCACTCGCCGCTCGGGTTGCGCGACGCGAGGTCGGTCTCGACCTTCACCCTCTGGCCGAAGCCGATCGCCGGGTTGAACCTCGTCGTCACGATGATCCCGTTGTTCGCGTAGGCGGGGTAGCCGATCATCCCGGTGTCGCGGTTTATCAGCGGCACCTGGCCGTCGCGAGCCTGGCCCTTCGGCCAGATGACCAGCGTCGGAGCCGCGCCGTCGTCCACGTGGACGTTGATGTTCGCGTCGGCCGCGACGGCCTGGATCTGGTCCCACGCCGTGCCGGGGTAGTAGGCGTCGGCGAGCTTCCCGGTGACGCCGTTGTTCTGGAAGTTCCAGCCGGCGAGGCCAGCCATCCCCGACAGCAGCGTCGCGACGTCGACCGCGCCGCGGTAGCCGGTCGACGCCACGGGCTTCGCCGCCTGGTAGAGGCCGAGGTTGGCGCTCACGTGAAAGACGACGTCCGGCATGCCCTGGAAGTCCGCCCAGGCGTCGTAGACCGTCCCGCGGAAGATCACGGACATCCCGGCGTCGTCGTCGCCGGCCTCGACGATCACTGTGTTGTTCAGGACCAGGCGTTCGGTAGTGACGGTCAGGCCGAGCGTCGATAGGTCGTTCATCTTGCTGAGCGTCAAGCCCCACAGCCGGAGCTGGAGACTGCTCATCGAGACGCCGCCCGCCTTGGCGACGACGGCCGACGCGCGCAGCCCGGAGAGCTTGACGGTGTCGGTCCCGGACTCCGCGAACCTCCCGTCGCCGCCCTTGGTGAAGGTGACGTCGATCCTCTTGTGCGACAGGCGCGGCGCGCCGCGCGGCTGCGCGGCAGGCGAGACGCGCGGCGCGGTGACCTCCACCTCCGGGAGCGTGGTGACGTCGCTCACAGCGAGAACGGCCTCAGGTCGACGCGCATCGACAGACGGTCCTCGCTCGAGTTGTTCACCACGGAGTGCTCCGCCTGGTTGTCGAACCAGTAGGCGCTGCCCGGCCTCATGTAGAGCTCCTCGCCGCCGCAGACGAAGCGCACGCCGGGGAAGACGGACAGCGGGACCTGGTAGCGGTGGAACGTCAGCGGGAAGCCGGGCGGCAGCGTGTCCGCGTGCGGCTCGATCACCTCGCCGGGCGCCATCCTCGAGATGAGGACCTGCGACAGGATGTCGCCAGGGACCGCGCGCATCAGGTCGAACACGATCTTCTGCGCGGCGTCGAGCACGCCGAACGCCTCGAGGTTGCGGAACGGGGGGCGGCCGGGCGCCGGCGGAGCGATCCTGCGGAGCGTGATGTTGTCGACCGCGTGGAGCGCCGTCTGCGCCTTGTCGACCCTCAGCGACGGGTCGTTGTTCCACAGCTCCGGGTGCGCCTCGATCTGACGCAGGAGCGGCGCCGGGTCGATCCCTGACATGACCTTACGGAAGTTCATTTCGTTATGTTGTTCGCTGCGCTGGCCTGGAAGACCTCGACCTTCAGCACGTCGATCGGCGAGACCGTGCCGCTGCCGATCAGCAGCTGCATGTGACGCCAGTCGAGGTCAGACCCGACGTTCAGGAGGAAGGTGTTCCCGCCGAGGCTCGTGATCGACGGAGGGCTGGGGAGCGTGCTGCGGTCCGCGCGGTAGTCCCACGTGACCCGCTGATACTCGACGTCGTCGAAACAGTAGGCGAGGTAGCCGCGGGCTCCGGGCTTCGCCGGAACCCACAACGCGCCGTAGGTGTGATATGACGTCCTCGTGTTCGACCCGCCGGGGAACGTGAACCGCGGCGGCGCCGCCTGGAGGTCGGGGTAGTCGGTGGTCCAGACGTGCAGCGCGCTCCCGTAGTCTCCGGCGAAGCTCCCCTGGTCCTCCATCACGTCCGGCTCGAACCACAGATTGGAGGCCGCCCCGCCGCTCGGCGGGTAGTGCATCGGCGTGTTCGACAGCTGGAAGCCGTTGCCGCGACTCTCGATGTCGTTCATCCACAGCGCCGGCCACCCGCCGCCGCCGTTCCCGGCGCCGCTCCACTTCGCCGTCCACCGGAAGTAGGCGCCCCCGCCGAAGGCCGTCCCCCTGAAGTTCAGGTAGCCGTCCCCGAGCACGTAGGCCGCCTGGTAGCCGTCGTTGAAACCGCTCGTGCTGATGCAGCGCATGGCGCCGTCGGCCTGGCGCACGGCGGTGCCGTTCACCACGAACCAGTTGACGTCCGTCGTCAGCGTCGGCCCGAACGTCAACACGCTGTAGCCGACGGCCGAGGCGATCGCCGGCACCCCGGGCGACGGGGTCGGCGCGGGCGACGGCGACGGCGAGACGGACGGGTCTCCGGCCAGCGGGCCAGGGCCGCCGGTCGACGGCGACGACGGCCCCCACCACTCGTTGTTGCTCGTGTGCTGGTAGACGTTGTGGTTGTAGTAGAGCATGTCCGTGACGCCGCCCGTGTCGGCGACAGGGATGCCGCTGACGACCTCCTGGCCGCCGGCGAGCGTCCAGACGCGTCCGAGCGAGTCAGTGAACTGCGTCGCGGGCGGCATCCGCGTCCCGCTCGTCGTCTCGGTCGGCGTCGGGGTAGGCGAGGCGGGGCGTTGCCACACAGAGAACGCCGACACCGTCATGGGGTTCTGCGGCCCGGTCCCGAACACCGCGGCGAGGTGCCGCGCGTCGATGAACGAGAACGCCGTCGTCCCGGCGACCGGTGGCGGAGGCGTCGCGGGGTTGTACAGGTTCCACGACGCCGCGCCGGTGTCGACGCGCTGGTCGTCGATGAAGTACTGCGCCGACCCGCGCGACGTCGCGGTCGCCGGTATCCAGAGGAAGCCGTACTTGTGCGGACGAGAGAAGTCGAACGTCGCCGGCACGACGAACGGCGACCCGTTGGCGTGGTAGCCGGTGTCGACCTGGACGCCCGATCCGACGACGCCGTACCAGTCCGAGAACTCGTGATAGACCGTGTTCGCCGCCGGCATCGGAACGTGGTCGTTCGACCACTCCGCGACGTTGATCGTCGCCCAGCGGTAGTAGTTCGACGCCTGGCCTTGCCAGCGCGCCGCGCTGCCGTCGGTGAAGCCTGGCCCCTCCATGTCGACCAGCCAGAGCGACGGCCAGCCGTTCGAGATGTCCTGCGGGTTGGCCGGTCCGGCGAACGACATCGTCCACTCGAAGTAGGCGCCGCTCGTCCAGGTCGATCCGGACCAGCCCGGCCCGCCCGTCGGGAGCGCCGTGATCAGGTTCAGGCCGAAGCCGTTGTTCCCGCCGGTCGTCGTGATGCTGCCGTCGGCGTTCTGCGTCGCGCTGACGTCGCTCGCCCACTTGAACCAGGTGCTCCCGAGCGCCAGCTGCGGCCCGAAGACCCGCTGCGTGAAGCCGCCCGCGAGGGCCGGAGACGGGATGTCGCTCGCGCGCCACTCGGACGGGACGACGAAGCTCCGCGATACGCCGGTCGGCGTCGGCGACGGCGACGGCGACAGCGTCGGGAGGGTCTGCGTGAGCGAGTATGGTCCGTATCCGGCCTGGTTGAACGCGCGCACACGCACGTCGATGCTGACGCCGGACGGAAGGTTGGGGATGACTGACGAGATCGGCATCAGAAGCCCGAGCTCAGGACCTGACTCATGGTCATGCTGTAACCGATGAAGGCGACCCACCCCATCCCGTAGGGCGCCGTCGCGGTCCCGACCTGGCTGAGGTCGTAGTACGACCCCCACGAGGTCTGCACGAAGGAGCCCTGGCCGAAGACGTTGGGGGTGGCGGAGAACGTGTCCCCGCGCGACGGGCCGACGTAGTCGTTGATGATGGCGTAGATCGGCGCGTCCGTCTCGCCAGGCTCAGCGTAGATCATGAACTGCAGGCCGCCGTTCGCCGCCGACCCGGCCGTCCACCAGGTGATCGGGAGGCGCGTGCCGTTGATCGGGTTGTTGTTCGGGTTCGTCGCGGGTAGCCCGCTGGCAGAGAAGACGCGCGGGATGTCGGCGTCGTAGAGGTAGACGCCCTGCCCGATGAAGCCGGCCGAGAGGCCGCCGAAATAGGTCCCGAGGCCGCCGTCCTGCGGACGCCAGACCCCGCTGGTGAAATTCGGCTTGACCTGAAGGATGAGCTTGCCGGTCCCGCCCGGCTGGTTGACCGTCGCGTCGACGCCGGCCGAGGTCTTCTGCCCGCCGGTGATCGTCTGCGGGTTGGCTGGCTGCTGGAAGGCCGGGCCGGTCCCCGGGCCGCCGGACTGGGTCCCCAAGGGATCGCCGGCGATCTGCGGGCCGCCGGTCGACGGCGACGACGGCCCCCACCACTCGTCGATCCCGCTGTTGCGCGTGTGCTGGTAGACGTTGTGGTTATAGTACAAGATCTCCACGACGTTGCCGGTGTCAGCCACCGGCGTCCCGTTGACGACCTCCTGGCCGCCGGCGAGCGTCCACACGCGCCCGAGCGCGTCGGTGATCTGCGTCGCGGTCGGGATGCGCGTCCCGCTCGCGCTCTCGCCCGTCTCGCTGATCGTCGACACCGGACCGTCGCCCGCGATGTTGAACGGGACGACCTGGAAGTTGTAGTCGTTCGACGCCGTCGCCAGGCCGGTGAAGGTGGCGCTCAGCGGGCTCGCGCTGCCGGCACTCGCCCACGGGTCGGTGATCAGCTGCTTCGAGAACCAGGTCATTTCGTGATGTTACCACTCGTGTCCTTCTGCCACACCTCGACGCTCAGCACCGTGATCGGCGCGTTCGGGCCGCTGCCCAGGATCAGGTAGAGGTGCCGCCAGTCAAGGTCGCTGTCGAACTGGTCGGTGGTGCCGTTAGAGGTTGGCGGCGGAGCGGGGAGCGTGTTCCGGTCGGCACGATAGTTCCAGGAGATGCGTCCGTACTCGACGCCGTCGAGGTCGTAGGCCATGTAGCCCTGCGACGTCGGCGTGGCAGGGACCCAGAGGCAGCCGTAGCTGTGGTAGGTGTTGTAGTTGGCGGTGCTGGTCCGCGCGTTGACGGGCTGGATGCCCTGCGGGTTGCCGGACGTGCCGTACCAGTTCCACAGCGAGCTTCCGTGATCTGTCTCGCCGCGCGACTGCTCCATGAAGTCCGGCTCGAACCACAGGTTGTAACCGGCCGCCTGCCCAGGCCACTGGCACGGCGTGCCGCTGACCCCGAACGCGGTGTGCCCCTCCATGTCGTTGGCCCACCAGGCGGGCCACGCCGCGCCGTCGATGTTGCTGTTGTTCCATTTCATCCGCGCGACGAAGTACCCGCCGCCGCCGTAGACGGTGCCGGTGAAGTTCATGTAGCCGCCGGTCGCACTCGCCGTGATGCGCTGGTTCCCGTCGCCAGCGTTGCTGGGCGGCAGGATCGTGACCGACCCGTCCGCGTTGTTGGTGAAGCTGCCCGGGCCGCCGGCCTCGTTGCTCGGGAGCCAGTTCTGCCCGGCGCCGCTGAGGATCAGCGACGGGCCGAGGGTCCGCGTGTTGTAGCCGACGGCCGCGGCGCGGGCCGGCGCGGCAGAGGCGACGGTCGACCTCGTCAGCGTCGCGCTGTCCGGGCCGTTGCCCGCGCCGTTGATCGCGTGGACCCGGAAGTCGTAGGACGTCCCGGCGCCGAGCGAGCCGACCGTCGCGCTCGTCGCGGTCGGGTTCGGACCGTCGAGCCACGTGCCGGACGACGACTGCTTATACTGGACCCGGTAACTGGTCGGCGGCGTACCGACGGTCGGCGCTGTCCACGTCAGCGACACCGATGAGGTCGTCTGCGACGGCGAGGCGAGGCTCGTCGGCGCGCCGGGCAGGGCGCTGACCGACGTGATGATGGTGACCGACGGATCGGGGAAGGTCATCGTCGCGGTCAGGCCGGCCGTGACGTTGACCGTCGACCGCGCGCCGTCCATGCCGGACGTGTTCTGCGTCGAGGTCAGCTGCCAGACGTTGGCGGTGCCGCTGCCGGACGAGTTGACCGGCCAGTGGCTCAGCGCCACCTGGCCGCTCCTGCCGCCCTGGCCAGCGTTGACGATCATCAGGCCGAACTGTCCGGGCGCGGGCGTCACGGCCATGACCAGCATCCCGGAGTTGGTCGACGACGCCCAGCGCGGGCCGTAGACGCTGCTCCGGCCCTGAGCCATCATGTAGCCCTTGGTCGTGACCTGGACGGTCGGTCCGAAGCCGTAAAGGTTCTGGCTCGGGTCGGTGACGATGCAGCCGGTCCCGTTGTCGATACCGCCCCAGACGCACGGCAGGCACGGGTAGCGCGACTGGTTGTGCGTGTTGATGTAGACCGAGGCGCAGAAGACCGCGCCGAGGTGGCTGTTCATCGCGTCGACGACGCAGTCCCAGTCCATGCCGTAGCCGGCGAGCGCCACGAACTTCAGCGAGCTGCCGGACACCGCCGCCGCGAACTGCGCGTCGCTGACGTAGCGCGGCATCATGTTGACGACGGCGGTCGCGGTGTCGTTCCAGGCGATGTTGCCGAACGGCGGCGTCCCCGTCTGCGAGCCGACGTTGAAGCAGTTGTAGACGAGGAAGTCGAGCGTCGGCACGGCGGCGACGAGGTCGCTCGCCCAGGTCGAGTTCATCGAACTCGTCTCGGGACCGCCCACCAGGATGTTCGGCGACACCGCCTTGACGGCGGTCAGCATCGCCTGGCACTGCGCCTGGACCGACGCCTCGCTGAGCCTGCCGTCCGGCTCGTCGTCGTTGGAGAAGCCCCAGATCGGGAACCTCCTCCCGTCCGGCATAGTGTAGTTGAACAGGTAGCTGGCGAGGTTGCCGACGGCCGTCCCGCACCGCGCGGCGGTGTAACTCGGGATCGCCGCCTGCTGCACGCAGAACCAGACCTTCGAGACGCCGAGCGGGTCGGCCTTGTAGAAGTTCTGCACCAGTGCCGCGACGGCCGACGCATTGACCGACAGGTCGCTGTTCCAGACGCCCGCGTAGCTCTTCATCATGTAGAGCCCGGGACTGACCGTCGCCAGCGCCGTCGTGTAGGTGTCGTTGCCCCAGTCCGCGAAGTTGTTGTCGGCGAACGTCGACCCGCTCGCGCCGTACATCATCTGCGAGACGACCTGCTGGCCGGTGCCCGCAGGGTTGCCGAACGGCGCGGTGAAGTCCGCCGTCAGGAACGCGCTCGACGCCGCGGGGCCTGGGCCGCTGACCGCGGACTCGTACCAGTATCGTCCGGCGATCAGGAGCAGCCTGGTGACCGAGCTGGTGGTCAGGTCAGGCACGCCGTTGACGACGACCTGCCCGGCTGGACTGACCGAGAACACGCGGCCGCTCGTGTCGACGAACTGACCGACGCCCGGTCCGACGCACGGGATGATCACGTCGGTGCTGTAGGTCGAGTCGACCGTCCGCTTGAAGCGCGTCCTGAAACCGCCGCCGACGACGGTCCCGGACGCGGGGAAGTCCCAGGCGAGCGAGACGGTCGAGGCGGTGACGCCAGACACGGTCAGCGAGGTGATCGGGCCGGGCGGGGTGTTGGTGAAGCGGGGATCCGACGTCCCGGCCGCCGGGACCCACGAGCTGCCGTTCCACGAGCGCCAGAGCAGCGGGTGCGCGGCGTCGCGCGCCCAGATGACGTCCGGCGAGAACGTCCGCACCAGGATGTCGGTCGGCGCCGACGCCGCGTTCGGCACCGAGTTCATCGTCGCGATGCCGCCGGACTGGTTCGACAAGCCCCACACGATCCCGGTCGCCGGGTCGGTGATCGTCTGCGCGTCACCGAGGTCGATCTCGACGTAGAACGCCGCGGGCGGCGGGTTGGGCGGCGTGGCGCGGAACTCCGCCCCGACGACGAGGTCCCGCCTCGGTGATGTCCTACGCTCGTGCGGCACCGCGAAATCCCTGAAGACGTTCTTCGTCGAGCCGGAGAACTCGACCGGGGCCGTCCTGTCGGCCCTGATGACGAGCGCGCCCCCGAAGTCCATCACCGCCGGGAAGTCGCGCGTCGCGGTCTTCGGCGAGATGAACTCAGCCGGGACGACCGCGTCCTGCGAGAGGGCGACGTGCCCCCCGTAGTCCAGCGGGACCGCGACGGTCCGGCTGACGACGAACGGCGCCGACGGCTCGGGGACAGACGGGACGACCGGCAGGAACGACCCGGCCGGGTCGGTCGACCGCTTCCACTCCAGCGTGTAACCCTGGACCGACGGCCCGGTGATCAGGTCGTCCCACGACGCCAGCAGCGATGTGGTAGTCGGCAGCGACAGCGCGAGGTTCTGGACCTGGAGCGGCGGCGCGAGCGGCGTCGAGTTGATGTCGAGCGGCGCCGCGGCGTCGCGCGTGACCCCGACCGGCCCCGTCCACTCCGCTGGCGCGACCGCGTCCCTGAAGAACGTGACGCCGGTCCGAGACTCCACCGGAACCGCGAAGTCGCGCGTGACGCCGGTCGGCCCCGTCCACTCGACGTTCGCCGTGACGTTCCGGGCGACGACGAAGGCCGGCGGGCGGAACTCCGCGGGTGCGACGACGTCGCGGACGATGATCTTCGGGCCGCCCCACTCCGCCGGGACTGCGACGTCCCTGGACACCACGCCGCCTGCCGGGGTGGTGAAATTGAAGACGGCGCTGAACGCGACTCCGAGCCTGTTCGACCCCTGGACCCGGACGTCGTAGCCCGTGCCCCCGGTCAGTCCCGTGATCGGCTGGCTGAGGTTCTGCGTCAGGCCGAGCGGGTTCGGTATCCACACCGAGTTGCCGGTGACCCGGTGGTTCGTGATGTAGAATATCGGCTGGGTCCCGCCCCAGGCGGTCCAGCTGACCAGGACCGAGGTAGGCGTCACGTGATGACTAGCGTCACGCCAGACGGGTCAGGCGGCTCGTCCTGCGACGGCCCTGACGGCGAGACGGCCGGCGGCGTCCAGTAGGGGACGACCTCCGGCGACACCGTCAGTTCCTCCGGGGTGAAGTAGATCAACAGGAAGCGGTCAGCCAGCCCGGTGTAGTCCGGGTCGCTGGTCCCCTGCGTGTCGACGAACGCCAGGTCGCCGACGAAACCGAGGTAGGCGGACCGCACGAGACGGTTCCGGTCGTGCGCGATCACCCCGCCGATCACCAGCGCGCTGCTGACGCTCAGGTCGAGATAGAGACCGGTCGACCGCTGATAGACGTGGACGTCGCACGCCTGTCCGCCGAGCGTCACGCTGACGGTCTGCGACGGGAGCGACTGGAGCGGGACGACGAGCATCTAGAACGGCGCCCCCGGCGCGAAGATCGGCGACGGGACGGCCGCAGCCTGCGACGGCGTCGGCGCGGTGGCCTGGACGTTCCCGCCGGCGGAGTTCGCCGCACCCTCCGGAGACTTCGTGTTGGTGAACTCGGTCTGCACGGTCACGCGCACCTCCTGAAGCCAGAGATCAACAATCAGCAGACTCGCGCCGGAACGCTGCTCGCGCCGGTAGTCGTAGTGGATGATGTTGACGCTCGGGTAGATCGCGTCGGGCGTCACCACCGTGTACAGGTCGAGGGACGCGGCGACGCGGTCGAGCTGGTCGAGGAACGGGCCGCGCGCGATCGCGCCGGACACGGACATCCTCACCCGCGCGTCGCCGGGCGTCGCCACCTTGTCGAAGCTCTGGAAGCCGCCGCGTTCCACCGGGTAGTCCGAGATGCGCCACTCGCGGCGGACGTCGACCGCCACGATGGAGTCCGGGATCAGGACCGGCGCCCCGCCGTCGGAGAACACGCCCCACTCCGGCGGCCCGAACGCGCGGAGCACCGTCAGCACATCCGCCTCGATCAGGCGGACGGTGAAGACGACCCGCGTCGGGTCGCGGAACACCGCCGGCACGCCCGGCGACTTCGGCACGTCCGGCGCGCGCGGCGCCTGGGTCGTGTCGTAGGGCACCTACGCGAGCCCCGCGTTGACCTGCGGGACGTAGGAGTACTTCTGGAGCGCGCCGCCGATCCCCCTCGCGATGCCGTCCGCGTCGGTCGCCGACGTGTGGATGTTGATCGGTCCGTTGACGTTGGTCTCGACCGACGACGTCCGGCTGTTGTCCGTGCCCGCCGGCGACGGGCGCGTCGCGACGCCGAGACCAGGGTCGACCGACGGCGGGCCAGCCACCTGGGGCAGCACGCCGGTCACAGGAGGCTGCTGGTAGGACGCGGTCGCGTTGCGCATGTTCGTCAGCCAACCGACCATCGACGTGTTCTGCTGGGACCCGCCGGGCAGCGACGGCCAGACGCTCCGCAGGGCGTAGGCGATCTGCGCCTCGTGCCCGCCCTCCTTGAGGTCCGCGCCGAGGTCGCGGCCGACGTTCTGGCGATACGTGCGCTCCGCGAGGAACCAGGCCTTGCGGTCCTGGCTGACCGGGTCCTGGCCCGGCAGGCCGGTCGCGGCGGAGACCTCCGCGTCGGTCGAGTTTATGAACTGGTAGCGCCCGTGCGCGGTGCTGCCAGGGTTCTTCGCCCCGTAGTCCCCGCCGGACTCCCCGCGCGAGAGTGCGTCGAGGAACGCGCGACGCTCCGGCGCCATCCCGGTGTCGGCAGTCGGCGAGAAGGTGTTCTTCCCCGGGCGGTTGAACAGCCAGTCCATGAAACTGCGCTGCGGACTGCCAGGCGGGTGGTCGCGGAGATATTCCTCGTTCTTCCTGCGACTAAACTCAGGGTCCTCCCCGCCGGCAGGGCCGGTGAGCAGCAGCGCGGAGAGCGCCGGGAGGAGCGTGAGCAGTTTCGTGAACCACGCGGGGACGGCGATCGCCGTCAGCGACGCGCCGAGGCCGGTGACCGCGGTCGTCGCGGTGATGACCATCCCGGTGAACGTCGCCAGGAACGAGAGGAGCGGCGCCACCTTCGACGCTGCCCAGACAGCCAGGATGATCTCCGCCGCCTGCTTCCACCCGCCGAGGTAGTCGACGACCTCCTGGACGCCGGCGGCGAACTTCTTCATGATGTCGATCGCCTGGCCGATGCGCTCGACGATGTCGGCCCTCAACCACTCGCGGTTCTGGACGACCCAGTCCTCCATCCCCTGGATCGCCTGCACGAGGCTCGGGGCGAACTCAGTCGTGATCGTCGCGCCGAGACGCTGGACCGCGCGGCGTATCCCCACGAGCGACTGCTCGAGCGCAATCGCGGCGTCCGCGTCCTGCTGGCGCGTCACGCCGCGCTTCTCAGACGCCGCCAGGAATCTCGTGACCTCCTCGCGCCCCTTTATCAGGAGCTGGATCGCGCCGGGCGTCAGTCCGATCTGCGACAGGAAGAACGTCGACTCCGGTCCTGAGTGCTTGCTCGCGAAGTCGGCGAGGTCCAGCATCAGGTCGCGGAACGGCCGGAGCTGGTTCTTCGCGTCGAAGAGCGGGACGCGCATCGCCTCGAAGAACTGCGTGATCGGCGAGCGCCCGGTCGCCTGGAGCCGCTGGAACTCCTGACTCAGCGTCATGAACGACTGGTTGATGTCCTCGGCCGCGCCGCCGGCCAGCTCGGCCGCGCCCTGCCAGGTGCTCAGCTCCTCGGTCGAGATGCCGAGCATCTTCGAGAGTCGCCCGACCGCGGCGTCGGTGGTGACGATCCCCCTCACGAACTGCGTGAGGCTGTAGGCGCCGGCCAGCGTCCCGAGCAGGCCGAGGACGTGGCTGCTCATCGTCCTGAACTGCTGCGACGCCTGGCGCCCGACCTGCTCGACCTGCTGCAGGCGCTTGATCGTCGCGTCCTGCGTCTTGACGAGGTTCTCCTCGAGCGCGCGAGACTCCCGGCGCGCGACCGCGCCGGTCTTACCCAGCGCCACCTGGGTCTTCGCGGCCTGGTCGCTGAAGCTCGTCCCGTCGATCCCGAGCTTCACGACTAGTTCATCGAGTATCGTCGGCATCTCTCTGCGCGAGCTGCTGGTTGTGGCGGTCCACCGCGATCACCTCGAGGAGGTTGTACAGGTCCTCGACGCCGAGGACGGTCTGGAGCTCGACGAGCGTCGCGAGGCGCGCGCTGATCACTGTTCCGATGGAGGTTCCGACGTTTCGATAGGTGGCCCACTCTCGGCCTGAGCCGCCGCCAGCGTCTCCTTCAATATCGAGAAGCCGTCGGCCACGGAAAAACCCAGGTGGAGTTTCAGCACCTCGTCCTTCAGGTGGAGGCGCGTCGACACCTCCTCGATGTCGTCTCCGTCACCGCCGAGGTTGATCAGGTCGCGGACCACCCGCGGGTCGCCCGGGTTCGGCTGTATCCTCACGCAGGTCATCATCTCGTCGAGCAGCGGCTTCGCCTCCGCCCACGGAACGTGCGTCAGTCCGTAGACGCCCAGGACGGCCAGCCCGGCCATCGAGGTGTCGAAGAAGTTCTGCGGGACATCGGCCCCGTGGTTGGCTAAGGTGAGAAGAAGGCGCGTCGCCCAGTTTTCAGCCTGCTGGGACGACATCTCACGAAGTCGGAAGACCTTGCCTTTATCTCGGTTCTCAGCCACGATCTCTACCGTGGCCTCCTTGCGCATCTCGCCTCCTTACCTGCTCTCGACCACGGCCGACGGGGTCACGTTGACCACCGGAGCCGACGCCTTGCGCGCGCCCTTCGTATCCACGCGGCCGACGACGACCGGCGCGAGGCTGTCGACCGTCGCGCCCTGCGCCTCCGCGCTCTCCTGCACGGGCAGGAGCGCGTTGCGGACGATCGCGCGGACCTTGGGACTGTCCTCGGTGACCTCGCTCACGGCCATCGCGCCGCGGTCGATCTTCGTCTCGATCTGGCCAGCGGCAGTCTGCACGGCGGCGTAGACCCGCCCCTGCTGGTGCGTCGTCAGCCTGAGCTGTATCCACTTGTCGAGCGCGTCGGTCGCGGCCGGGAGGTTCTTCGCCACGACGCCGAGGAACGCGAGGAGACCGGCCATGAACACCGGCACCGCAGCGTCACGGATCTGGCGGAGGACCGCGCCGCTCCCGGTCTCGGGGGGCGCCGCCACGTTCACCACGGGCGCGACGCCGACGGCCGCGCCGGACCGCTTCAGCATCTCGAGCTTGAGGTTGGCGACCGTCAGCGCCTTCTGCGCGGCGACGAAGGCGTCCGACACCTCCTCGCGGGTGATCGGCGCGCCGGTCGTCGCGGGTTGCGCCGGCGCGTCGGACGGGGGCGGCGGGAGGTCCGCCGCGGTCAGGATCAGGAGGCCAACGCTGATCGCCACCAGGCCAAGTCTCATGTACATCTCTAGATCGGAGCTCCCAGGATATTCTCCCACGTTATCTGGAAACGCCGCGGCTGTAAAATCCGCCGCGCGTCAGGCATCGGCATGAAGCTCGTCAGGTAACCGTTCGTGCAGGTGTAGACCCGGCCGAGCGACGGCAGGGTGATGAACGCGTTGGCGGTGAACGCGTCGCGCACGACCTCCTGCGACTGCTGCCAGGCGTCGAACATGAGCGACGAGACGGAGTCCGCCTGGAGCGTGATGGTCTGCCGCTTCTGCGTCGGCACCCAGCCGGCCGAGAGCTTCCCGTCGACGCCCATCACGATCTCGACGGAGTCGACCGCCTCGGTCGAGAACACGTCATCCGCCGCGTAGCCCTGGAGCTGCTGGGGGATGGGGAACAGGTCGGGGATGACCAGCATGTAGACCGAGTTGGCCGCTGTCAGCGTAGCCATGTCACTGCACCTCCACGCTGGCGAGGTTTATCTTCTGGACGCTCTGCCCGTCCATGTACCAGAACGTGCACGGCGGGGTGCCGCGCGCCGCCCTGACCTGCGGACTGGCGTCCTTCACCTGGAGGTACCAGCCCTGCGTCGAGAGCGTGTCGTCGATCTTCTTCCCGGCGGCGTTGTTGACCTCCGCGATCTGCGCCTGCGAGAGCGTCACGCCGGGGCGGAACGCGCCGAAGTTGAGACCCTGCGTGATCGGGTCCATCAGCGCGGCGCGGATGAGCCCGTAACCGGCCTGGTTGTACGGGATCGACTTCGCGTTGGTGAGCAGCACCATGAGCGCCAGCTGGAACTGGTTGTTGAGCCATATCTGGTTGATGTAGGAGTCCGCCCACAGGAACGGTCCGCTGACCGCGCCGTCCGCCAGGAACGTGAAGTCGTCGTCGGCCGTCGAGAAGATGCCATAGCAGCTGTAGCCGTTCGCCACGAGGTTGTCGTAGACCGTCTGGCTCGTCACGTCGGGCGAGATGCCGGTCTGCGCGCGGAACTTGTACGTCGCGCGCCCGTTCGTCTCGCTGAAGTCGACCGACGCCCCGATCCCGAGCACGAACGCCGCGAGCGTCGGCCCCTGCGCCGGCGAGTAGAGCGGGATCGTCCCGGAGCTGTTCGACGTCTCGAGGATGCGGCCGAGCGAACCGGTCGCGTTCGCCGAGGTCGTCGGCGACGCGTCGGTGTCCCACGCCACGTACATGTATCGGTTGCCGCTCCCGTTGGCCCACGCCGCGAACAGCTGCTTGTTGGCGTTCCCGCCCGCGTCCGGGTCGAAGGCGGTGGCGAAGCTGGCCCAGTTCTGACTGACGTTCGCGAGGTTCGTCATGAACGCGGTCGGCGAGGCCGCGGTCGCGCCCTGGCTGAGCGTCGCGCCCGTCGCGCTGGTCAGACCCAGCGGGGCGGCCATCGCGCCGGACGCGAAGTCGATCGTCGAGGACGTCCCGACCGTCGGGGACACGGCGTAGAACGCCGCCGCGACCGGGTCGTAGGACACCGTCGGCGTGTTGCTCGTCATCGCCTCGCTCGAGACGGTCTGCGAGTTCGACAGGTTGTAGGTCCCGATGCCGCCTGAGCCGGAGCCGAACGAGACGACCTGCGTCCCGGCGGTGATCCCGGCGCCGCGCACCTCGTCCCCGACGTTGATCGAACCAGAACCGAGCACCGAGACGGTGAGGACCGACGACGCGATGGCGCCGGTGAACGACGCGGTCTGCGGACCGGTCACCGCCAGTGCCAGGCTGATGATCTCCGCGGCGGACGAGAACGAGGTGGCGGAGGACAGATTGATCGAGGAGCTCGTGTGCGGCGTCCCGTCGATCGACACCGTGAGGACGCCCGGCGTGAGCGCCTGGAGGGCCGACAGCGTCAGCGTGGTCGTCGCGCCGCGCAGCCACGCGCCGACGCCGGCGACGGGGTACTGCGCGAAGAGCATCGCGCCCGGCTTGACGTTGCTGTTGTCGAAGCCGAGGAAGTAGTTCGTGGCGAGCGCCGCCTCCTGGCTCGACGCGCCGAAGAACGAGGCCACGTCGGCCTGGCTGGCGAAGTTCCTGACCGCCCCGACGGGGACGCGGGCGTTCGTGGTAAGCACCAGGCCGTTCAAGTCTAGCGCGCTGCCGCCGGCGGAGATGACCGACGGGGTGACGCTGGCGATTGCTGAGGCCGGGATGGCCAGTGTACCACTCATGCGAGTATCCTCATGGCAGATAGGACGCTTCGACGCTGATCAGGGTGGCGTCGAGCTGATCGGCGAACTCCTGCGTGACCTGGACGACGACGTTCGCCTGGAGCGACGCGGTCACGACCCAGCGTTCCTCCCACTGGCTCTCGGCGTTCACGAACGGCGCCTGGCGCGGGTCGCTCGCGTAGAGCGCCTGGATGTCGACAGACGACGCGTCGAACCACGCGGTGGCTGTCTCGTCGCGCAGGAGCGTCGCGAGCGTCTGCGCGTGGTCCCCGGACGACGGCCCGTGCACGTCGAGCTGGACGTCGAGCTGGGTCGGCGCGACGGCCGTCCTGTAGCCCGCGTAGAACGTCCCGGTGGCGTCCTGCGCCGGCGCGACGGTCGCCGCGGTCGGCGACACGACGGCCACCACGGTCGTCCCAGGCGCCGCCGCGGGGCCTGTCAGCGCGACCCCGGCGCGGAGGTCGCCGCGCGTCGCAGCGTAGGTCAGCGTCGCGCCCGCGATCGACCCCTCTATGACCACGTCCTGGACGGCGACGACGTTCGTCGACAGCCGGGTCCGCGAGATGACGGTCATCAGGACGAAGTCCGGCGCGCCCGGCTCCGGCACGCGGTTCACCTGCGCGCGTATCACGTCCGCCGGGACGACCGACATGATGAAGCCGCGCAGCGCGGCGAGCGCGTCGCTCTCGGTGTAGGAGAGCGCCGCCGGCATCAGCGGCGCTCAGGCACGTTCAACGGGTCAGCCCAGTCCACGCCCTGAAGGCGCGGGTAGTCGGCCTCGACCTCCTGCGGCGCCTCCGGCAGATCGATCCACGCGCGGAACACCTCCGCCACCTGGAGCAGCTCGTGCGCGTCCTTGACGGGCATCCCGAAGCCGATCGCGCTGACGGCCAGCTCGAGCGCCTTCTCCCGAGCGCGGCTCACACCACCCTGCCCGGCCAGGCGGGGCTCGTCGAGCGCTTCCCCTGGCCTCCCGGGCTGCCCGCCCCGCCGACCGGCCCGTCCGACGCCCCAGGACGCCGCTGGGGCGCCCCGGCGTTCGGGGACGTGGCGAGCGTCGGCTGCTCATCGCGCGCCTCCCTGGCCTTGCTGTAGGCGATCGCGGCGGCCTGCTTCTGCGGCTTACCGGCGCGCACCTCGGTCGCGATGTTCTCGCTGATCGTCGCCTGCGACGACCCGCTCTTAAGCGGCATCATTCTTCTCCTTCGCCTGTCGTTCGCGCTCGCGCTCAGCCTCGATCTCCCTGAGGCGCGCGGCGATCGCGGTGGAGTCGCCGGCGGCCGGTGTCTCAGGCATTCTGTAAGACCACCGCCACCTTCGTCCAGTCCGGCCAGTTCTCGAGCACGGTGACGACCAGGTAGGTTCCAGCGGCCGGCCCCTGGTCGACCACAATCAGGTCCCCGCCCGCGCGGTTCACGCGGACGACGCCGTTCCAGTTGCCGTTCAGGTATATCCCCTGCTTGTTCCCCTGGACGTTCAGGCCCTCGACCTGCTTCAGCTCGTCGCTGCTGAGCGCCTGGACCTGGATCGACGCGGGCACGGGCGCGGCGTAGCTCGGCGCCTGCGTCCCGTCGGGCAGCGTGGTGTAGCCCGTCGACCGCAGGAGCGTAGCGCGGGTGTTCGGGTTGACGCCCCCGATCGCGCCTGACACGAGCTGGTGCAGGTTCAATAGCCCAGCGCCCGCCCGATCTTGAAGCCGTCGCGCGATCCGGGTGGCTCGCCGCCCGCATAGGCCTGCGCGCCGAGGCGCTCCGAGGCCTGCAGGCGCGCGTAGCTCTCCGCGGCCTCGTTCCACAGCCGCTCGACCCGCCGGCAGCCCCCGTAGCCGTCCGCGTAGGCGCCCCCGGAACGGTGCCGGTCGCACGCCGCCATCGCCTCGTCGAGCACCGCACTCCCGCTCGTGAGCGACGCGGCGGCGACGAACGCAGCCAACGCCACGGTTACCCCGGTCACGTCACCACCTCGTGGTCGATCGACTGCAGCATGTGTCCGGTGTCGACGAGCGGCTTGGCGTTCCCCTTCCGCGCGACGGTCGACGCCGCGAGCAGCGGCGTGTCGAGGTCGACGATCGACTGGCGGAGCTGCCCCGCGACACCCTGTCCGACGAGGTCGAGGACCGTCGCCACGTCGTTGTCGTGCGCCCGCATCAGGCCCGCCACCGCGTCCGGCCACGACGCGCTGTTCTTCTTGATCATGTTCCGGAAGAACGGGCGCGGCGGCTGACCGCGCGACGGCGCACCGAACTCGTTGATCGCCGCCACGAGCGCGACGCTCGTCCCGTCCGGGTAGGTCGCGCCGGACAGGAAACCGACGCGGACGTGGGGTCCGCCGCGCAGCTGGTCCCCCAGGTGCCTGAGGTAGCGCGTCGCCCTGTCGCCGCCGCTGATCGTGGCCATCAGCGTGGTCCGTCCCCGAACGGCCACCCATCCTGGCGGAACGGCTGGCGCGCCGGGTAGTAGCGCGCGACCCTGTACTGCTTGGTCAGCTGCCAGAACATCGCGCCGTACTTGGTCTGGTTGAACCACTCTGCGCCCGGGGTATCCGGGAACTCCGCGGTGACGGACACCGACCCCTCGCTCGCGCTGCTGACGCGCCCGACCAGCGTCGGGGACGCGACCCCGCCGAGCGGGGCGAACAGCGTCGCGACGTGAGCGGTGAGGAGGCCGAGCAGCCGCTGGCGCGTCTTCGTGTCGGTGACCGGCGATCCCCGGGGCGGACACGCGCCGCCCGCGTCGCGGTTGTCGAGGAAGCCGGTGGCGAGGTCGAAGTACATCTCCGCCTGGTCGGGCGAGCACCACTCAGATATCTCCGGGTAGCGCCGCTGGAACCAGGCGTAGTCGAACCTGACCTGCCCGGATGTCTGGTCGCTCACGGACCGGAGACGCCGACGCGCTCGAGGCCGGGACCGGGCCGGTCCGGGTCGATCGGCTCGAGCCCGGAGCGTTCATCCTTCATCTCGAGCGCGCGAGCCTGCGCGTCCTGCGGCTTCGCGTAGGCGAACACGAGGCCCTTCTTCACCGGCGGATAATTCTTGTACTTCGCGAGCCACTCGTTCCAGAAGTCCGCGTCGACGTTCTGCGTGAGCGCGTAGCCGCCCACGTCGACCGGCGCGGCGCCGAAGGGCACGGCCGTGCCCCTGAGCACGACGCGCTCCTTCCCCTCAAGCTCGAGCTGAAGTCCGTTCGGCAGCTTGCACGCCACCGTGACTGTCGGCATGGTGATATTCCTATACGTTGATGTTGTGACTATTGTCTTTCTGCCAGACCGACACGCCGTAGACGCGTTGCGCCGTGGGTCCGCTGCCGATCATCAGGTACAGGTGTCGGGCGTCCATCGCGCCGAGCGCGCTCGTCCCGTTCGGCGGGAATACGCTGGTCGTCCCCTGGTCGCCCCAGTAGCTGTAGGACGCCGACCTGAACCTCGCGCCGTTGTACCAGAGCTCCACGCGGCCGCTGTTCGCCACGCCGCGCGTCGCAGGTATCCACAAGAAGCCGAACCTGTTGCGCGCCTGCATGTTGAAGCCGGAAGCGCGGTTCCACCCCTGGTTCGACTCCGGGTTGTTGCCGCTGCCGTAGGCTCCCTGGTTGTACCAGATGTGGACGATCCCGCCGGGCGACCCGTCCGCGTTGCACTCCATGAAGTCCGGTTCGAACCAGAGGAACTGTCCGGGGCGCCCGGGCCACGCGCTGGTGGCGGCGCCGCTCTTCCCGTAGTCGTTCTGCCCCTCGACGTCGTTGGCCCACCACGCAGGCCACCCGCCGTTGCTCCTCACGGAGCCGAGCACCTCCATCTCGATCTCGAAGTAGCCGCCGCCGCCGAACGCCGCGCCGGTGACGCCGGTCCCGTTCGGGGAGCCGCTGTAGAGCTCGGCCCACGAAGTGTTCCCGCCGCTGAGCGTGACCGAGCCGTCTGGGTTGGTGGTGACGCCGACCCCGCCTCGGTTCTGCCAGTTCTTCCCGACGACAATCCCCGGGCCGTAGGTCAGGAGGCTGAAGCCAGCGGCCGCCGCCTGCGGGGGCGCACCCGACGACGGGGCGGGCGACGGGGACGGCGCGGGGGACGGCGCGGGGGACGGCGCGGGTGCGGGGGACGGCAGCGACGGATCGCCGGCGATCTGCGGGCCGCCGCTAGCCGCGGTTATCGGGCCGTACCACGACCCGGAGCTGATCTGCTGGAACACGCCGCCCGGGACCGGGTCAACTGGATTCATGACGTATTTCAGCAGAACGACGTTGCTCGTATCCCTGACGAGCGCGCCGCTCCGCACCACCTTCCCGCCGACGATGACGTAGGTCTTCCCGCCGGCGACGATCGACAGCGCGGGCGGGACGGTGGTCAGGTCACGGCTGTCGTTCGCCGTGGGTGCGGGCGACGGCGACGGCGACGGCGACGGCGACGGGGCGGGCGCGGGGGACGGGGCGAGCGCGGGGGACGGGGCGACGATCGCCTCGAGCCTGGAGACTCGCGTGCTCAGATCGTCGACCCTCGCTGTCAGTGCGCTGAGTGCGTCAGACATGGGAGCTCCTTAAGCCCTGAGTCCGTTCCCCCTGAAGTTCGCTCAGACGCCGAGCATCTGCGCGATCGCGAAGGGTTGGAAGACGACGGCGCCCCACGTGCCCTGCGACTTCTTCTGCTTAAACGCCGACATGTCCTTGACGATGGCGTGCGCGCGCATCTTTTCGGTGAACGCACAGTAACCGGTCTCCTGGTTCTCGACGTTCTTCGCGATCAGCTGCACGAGGTTCCCCGCCGAGGTCGCGTACTCGGGCGCGGTCTCGAAGGTGATGTTGGGGAAGTTCTTGCGCAACAGGTCGTATACGTTGACGTTGAAGCTGTTGGTCGCGGTCAGCGCTACCGAGGAGCCGGGCGACATCGCCAGTGTCATCGGGGTGTCGGCCTCGATCAGCGACTGCGACTGCGAGACGAGCTGGGAGAACAGCGACTGGATGTCGGTGTAGATCTCGTTCGCCGTCGCGGTGACGACACCGTTGAATATCCAGACCGGTGTGTTGACGGCCTTCGTCCCGGGCGTCAGCGGCGCGGTGAGCGACGGGTCGTTGAGCAGCCCGTAGTTCTGGAGCCCGCTGATCCCGAAGAAGTAGGACCTGTTCTGGAACTTGTCGAGCACCATCGCAGAAGCGATGTTGAGGCGGTTCGCCCAGTCGATCTTCGCGAGCGCCGCCATGTCCAGTTGCCGCTCACCCCACTGGGTGATGGTCTGGTAGTGATAGCTCTGCCGCTGCGGGAAGTTCGCGTTGGCGCCGGTCGAGCCGTTGTTGTTCCAGTCGCCATACGAGCTCGTCTCGCCGGTGTGCTCGACGACGGGGAACGTCGCGGTGAGCGTCGTCCAGTCGCCCTTCTTCACCTCGCCGAAGATCTGGGCCGCCTTGTTCGGCGAGACTAAGATCTCGATCAGCTTCGGGTCGATGTAGTTCGCGAGGTAGGCCGGAATGCCGGCGCTGGACACCGTGATGAGCGCGGGCTGCGCGTCCATCGCGAGGCGGATGTCCCCCGATACGCCCGGCGGGATGAACCCGACGACGTCCTGGGGGAAGTGGATGCCTAGGCCTTCCAGCCTGGCGAAGTCAGAGTTGCGCATCATTGTCTGTTACCCCTGCGGCCAGGATGTCATCTTCACGAGCTCCCCCGCCGCCGCGAACGAGGCTGAGTACCACTTCGTCTCCGTCGCCGAGTAGCCGGCGATCGTGCCCGAGGTGACCACGGTCGGGTCGGTGACGGTGTAGGTCCCCGTCCCGCCGGTGCCGGTCCCGAGCGCGCTGACCTGCGTGCCCGCGACGACCGCGGTATTGCCGCCGCCGCCAGCCACCAGCGTGTCGCCGACGTGGACGGTGCCGGTCGTCGCCGCGGTGACGGTCATGACGCCGTGCGCGAGCGTCAGGGTCGTCGAGGTGACGGCCTGGCCCGGGATGCTGACGAGGTACACGCCGACGCCGTTCGCCGTGCCCGAGACCTGGCTGGAGACGCGCGTGCCGGTCGCCACGCCGGTGCCGGTGACCAGCGCACCGATCTGCACGGTGCCGGAGCCGACCACCGTGACGTTCATCACGTTGTCGGTGATGGTGCCGGTGACGGACCCCGCGCCGGCCGCGATCGACGCCGTCATCGAGAAGTCCGACGGCGGCGAGCCGGTCGCGCCGAACGTCACGAGGCCGGTCGCGTTGTTCGCGTAGGCCTTCTGGTTCGGCACGACCTCGACGGTCCCGGAGTTGACCACCCAGAAGTCGCCCTCGCGGTAGAGCGTGACGGGCATCCCCTTGGGGACCGTCAGCGTCGACTCCGCGAGGAAGGTGGTGATGAGCGCGTTGGAGTTGCCCTGGCGCCCGACGAAGCCGGCCGGCGCGCCGCCGCCGGCGTTCCCGGCGAGCGTGTAGGTCGAGTCGAGCCACGCGAAGCGCCCGACGATCAGCCCGCTGACGCCGGCGACGAGCTGGCCCGGCCCGGCGAGGACCGCCGCGCGCGGGTCGGCGCTGGCGAAATCACCAACAACCGCCGGAGCGGGCTGCTGGTTGACTTGACGCTGAAAACCTGTCATTGTCCTTTACCCCACGACCCGGAGGCGCGCGGCGCCCGGGAAACGGGCGGCAAAGTCGGACCCCCCGGCTGAATCCATCGCGACCCGGGCGCGCGGCTGCGCGTCGCCGGGCTTCGGCACGAGGGCGAGCATCGCCTTGTAGGCCGACGGGTGCACGCCCTTGACGTCCACGCCGCACGCGTCGAGCGCGGTGCGGTAGACGTCGTCGGCGCTGTCCATAGCCACGGTGACCTCGCCGATCCACGGGCGCACGAAGCGCTCTGCCGCGGCACGGGCGTCGAGCCGCTGGGTCGTCGTCCTGATCGCCTCGTCCACGGCGGCCTTGGTCGCCGCCCTGATCGCGACATCCATCGCCGGTCTGTCCACCTTGTCCTCCTCGAGTTGCGGGGGCATCGCGTCGCGTCCGCGGCGCCGGTCGCGGCCGAAGCGGCGGTCGTCGGCGTCGTCCTTCCTGGGCGGCGGAGGCGGCGCGTCGTCCGGCCTCGCCGCGGCGTCGTCGGGCGGCGGGGCGCCGTCCTTGTCGCTGTCCGGGTCGACCGTCGCCACGTCGACCGGGTGGATCAGCTTCATCAGCATCTCCATGTCGGCGTCGTCGAGCTTCCCGGCGAGCAGCTCGCGGATCTTCTCCTCGAGGTCGTCGTCCTCCGAGAGCATCGCCTCGTTGGTCCCCTCGGGGTCGCCGAGCCCGGTGTCCGACGGGTTGCGCGTCTCGTCCGCCGGACGCATGGCCGGGGCGGGCAGCCCGCCCTCCTCACCGCCCTTCAGGTGGTCGATCAGCCCGTCGAGGTCGGAGAGGTCGGCGTCCTGCGCGAGCAGCGGCTTGAGCGCCACGCGCACGCGCGACGCCACCTCCTTCCCGTCCCTTGCCCCCTGGATGAGGCGCAGGACGTCCGGCATCTTCGCGTCCTGCGCCAGGCGCGGCGGGAGATACGCCTGAAGCGCCCCCGCGGTCACCAGCATCCGCGGCGGGATGGCCGCGGCCCTACGCGGCCTAGCCGCGACCTTGTTACCCATAGTCACTCCTTTCCTGTTCGCGTCGTCCTTGCCCGACGCCGGCATCGCTGAATCCATGACCATCACGTCGTTCCCCGCCCTGCCCGATTCGACAAGCGCCACGTGGTTCCCGCGGATGTTACGCATCACGCCGTCGTAGCGCTCGCCGTTCCACACGCCCGGCGTCATGTCCGCGTCGTAGTGGTAACCGCCGGACAGCTCGCGCAGCTCGCCGGACTCTACGCCCGCGATCGCCTCGCCGTCCCAGACGGCCAGGCTGTTGTCGAGGTACGGCGCGCGGAACGCCGCCTCCGTCCCGAGCGAGCCTACCACGACGTCGCGCTGGTGATCGTCGGCCGACATCGGCGTGTGCTTGATGAGGAGCGGCAGCCCGTTCCACGTCGGGACGGACCGCGCCAGCTCCTCCGGGTCGCGCAGGAGCATGTAGACCCTGTCGGGGTCGAGCCCGAGCGCCTCGGCGCGCGGTATCTCGCGCCCGTTGTAGGGATTCACGCACGCCTTCGAGATGTGGCTGACCCTGACGTATAGCCGTCCGTCGTCCCTGCTATAGGCGCGGACGCTCGCGCGGTCGAGCGCGACGTCGAACGGCACGCTACGGCCCGCCTCGCGCGAGGAGCATAACGAGCAGCACCAGGACGACCAGCCCGACGGCCCCGAGGCCGCCGTAGTGGTAAGGTCCCCAGTCAGCACGCGGACCGTAGTAGTAACCGCCGCCGCCGAACAGCAGCAGGACCACGAGTATCAGCAGGACGAGATACATCTGTTGCCCTCCGCGCGCTCCCCGCGCCGAGGCGCGGGGAGGCAGGATCATCACGGAGTCGCGGGCGGCGCCGCCGGCTTCGCCTCGGGCGCGCCGAGCGTCAGCGTCATGACCGACGCCTGGTTAGCCGGGTCCTCGACGATCGTGATGTCTTCGGACACGCCGGTGATCGTCGACACGCCCGCGCCCAGGTCGGCGTCGGCCGACACGGTGATGCGGGCCGGGCCGCCGGGGGCCACCGACGCCACGACGGCGCTCATGCCGTCGGCGGCCGGGGTCACGGTGATGACCGTGGCGTCGGACGTCGCCCAGGTCGGCGCGCCCTGCACCTGCGCCGGGTTGCCCGCGGCGTTGGTGATGACGAGCGTGACCGGGCACTGCTGTGAGGTGTTGAACTCAGCCATGTTTTTCCCTTTGCAAAGGTCGGCCGTCTCTCCGGCCTGTCGCGTCGCCTCGCGACGTCCTGTCCCCCGCTAGACCTTCGGCTCCGGCGCGCCGATGGTCACGGAGATGCCCGTCGCCTCCGACTGGAACACCGAGATGGCGGCCTGCAGGTCGGACTGCTCCTCGTGCAGCTCGGCGTAGAGCGAGTCCGGGACCGACGCCGGCGGGACGGTCGGGTAACCGTCCGCCAGCAGGTTGGTGTGCTGGAGGTTGGTGTTGTCCATCGCGCTCAGCTCGGCCTGGATCAGGTCGCGCCGCCGCTTGTAGATGTTGCTCTGCTCGACGACCTTCGCGCGGAGGTCCGGCGAGATGGACACGCCGGGCGCGGCGAGGTCGTCGAGGCCGCGTATCTTCGGCGCGAGGTCGTTCAGCTGGTTGTTCAGCTCCGTGCGCCGCGCGGCGTTGATGTCATCCGCCAACTCACACCTCCTCGTCCGGGTTCGCGACCGGCGCGCCCGACGGACCGACGATCGGCGGGACCTGCGTGACCGGCTGCGACAGCGGCTGCGGGTCCTCGACGTCGCCGGCCGCGGGCGGGAGCGTCGCGGGGAGCGGGCCGGCCTGCGGCGGGAACGTCACGGCGGCCTGCGCGTTGAGCTTCTCGAGCTCCGACGCGACGATGCCGTTCAGCTGGTCCCACTCGTCCTGGGTCGGATCGCGGTCCTCGGCGATCATCTGCCTGACGCGGTCGAGCTGGTCGTTGATGAACGCGACGACGTCGGTGCCCGCGGTGACGAGGTCGGGCAGCTGCGCGGTCAGCGACTGGACGAAGTTCCTAACGCCGGTCCCGATGTTGGGGAACAGCGCGAGGATGCCTCCGATGAGGACCTGGACGAGCGCGAGGTTCATGAGTTCGTCTCCGCCGGTGGGATGATCCTGGTCAGCGCGCTGACCGCGTCGTTCGCGGCGCTGATCGCCTTCTGGCGGTCGGTGTCGCTGGTCTTCGTGTCGGCCGCGACGGCCTGCGCGCCCCTGACGGCCTCGCCGGCCTTGTTGGCGGCCGAGGCGATCTGGTTGACGATCTCCTGTCGCGAGCACGGGTCCTTCTGCGTCGCGGAGCAGCGCGGCATCGCCGCGTAGGCGTTCGCGCCCTTGAGCGCGGCGGCGAAGAGCGCGGTGGCCTGATAGGCGCCCTGCGGGGCGTCCTTCGGCGCCACCGAGCAGGCCGCCAGCACCGACGCGCCGATCAGCGCGGCGTAGAAGTAACGTCGCATGTCCTTAACCCCTGTGCTTGTTGAGCTCCGCCGCGTTCAAGTCGTCCGCCGCGTCGTCGCCCGACGCGACGACCTGGGCGGCCGGCGGAGGCGCGCCGCCCGGCGCGGGCAGCTCCACGCGCCAGAACGCGTGGAACCCGTCAGACATCGTGTGCGCCGCCTCCGCGGCCCACGCGGGCGGGCGCGGCATGCTCAGCGCGTAGTAGGAATCCGCGCCGCCCGTCTCGTCGACGACCGCGCCCGCGAGCGCCTGGCCGGCGATGTAGCGCGCGTCGGAGAAGTTCCTGTCCGCGACGGTCACCGCCCTCATCTTCGGGAGGTTCGGGTCGTCGGCATTCCAGCAGCTGAACTGGTAGGGCTTGAGGCAGACGCTCCTCACGTCAGTCCCCCACCAGCGCGGGTGCGCCGCGCGGTTGAGGATGACCGACGCGACGTGCTTCATGCCCGTCACGCCGGCGCCCCGCGCCTCGCCCCAGAGGGTGCGCGCGAGGACGTCGAGGTCAGAGTCCATGATCACCTCTTCTATTTCCCGGTCAGGCGGAGGACGAAGGCCTTGAAAGGCTCCCCGAAGAAGTAGAGGAACACGAAGCCGATCGTGCCGCAGACGCTGAACAGCAGGATGACGCGCTGGTACGTCGCGAGCATCTTGGCGAACGGGGTCTCGATCTTCGCCACGCGCGTCGCGATCGCGTCGACCTGGTTCTTCATCTCGAGGACGGTCTGGCGGGACTCCGACAGCTCCCTGACCGAACCCCCGAGGCTGTCGAGGCGCTCCCTGGCATTCTTTATCTCGACGCGGACCTCGGTGGCGAACTCCGTCTGGCGGTCGCGCAGCGCGGCGATAGAGACCGCCATCGCGTTGCGCTCGTCGTTCGACCGGTCCTCCTGGCGCTGCGCCTGGGCGCGGAAGTCGGCGAGGCTTCGTTCGAGCCCCTGCATGAGGCCCTGTATCTCGCCGAGCGCGCGCTCTGACGGACTGCCGTCGTCGTCGTCACGAGAACGCTTCCACGCCACCTAGACAGACAGCATCAGCCGCAGGGCGATGGCGTAGGCCACCACGCCTCCGGTGACACCCTTCATCCCGAAGAGCGTGTCGTTGTTCCCGATCACGGTGCTCACCCCCAGGCAGAACCAGAATGAGCCTGCGACGATCAGCCCGAGCGAGCGGATGACGATCGCCCACTGAAGGTACATCCTCAGCCGCGCGACGAGACCGCCGAGCAGGATCAGGAGGGCGGCGAGGCCCGCGGCCGCGCCCCACGCCGTCTCGTTTGCCTCCAGGTGCGCGGCGAGCGCGAAGGTGTCCGTGAACTTGGCGAAGTTACTCGGTCCGGTCAGCAGCGCCCAGCAGCCCCACGCGGAGTCGAGCGCGACGAGCAGCTCCATGACCCAGCAGTAGTCCGCCAGCCGCAGCGTCGTCCGGGACGACCACTTGCCGATCGACGCGTCGATCCTCTCGAGGTCCCTCTCGATCGCCTCGAAGGCGCGCGCCTCGGTGATGTCCCGCCCGATGAAGAAGTGCTGCTGCGCCTCCTCGGACCAGGTCCCGGTCCAGGTCAGGATGACGACGCTCCCGTCTTTGTGTACGTAGCGGCAGTCGAAGTGCCTGGTGACGTTTCCGCGGCGCGACTGGCGCATCATCTCGCGGGTGTTCTCGAGGTCAGGCGGGTGGAGGAACTCCGTCGCGCTGCGGCCGACCATCTCCTCCGGCTCGTAGCCCAGGATCTTCATCGAGCTCGGGCTCACGCGGACGAACGTCCCGCCGCGGTCGACCACCAGGATGAGGTCGATCGAGTTGTCGAAGATCCGCTGGTTGATCAGCGCGGTGTTCTGCGGCAAAGAACGTGATCCTATCCCCTGCGATGACGAACGCCCCTCCGTCGCGCAACAGGATCTCGGTCGCGCGCCCGGTCTCCGAGCACGACAGGACGGGCAGGCCCCTGATCAACCGAACCCCTCGATCACCGGCCGCGATACGCACCGGCAGTTTATCTCCGTCCCTGGCCAGGTCCACCGGCCCTCCAGGTAGGCGCCCCTGGCGGGGTCGTAAAACGGCCCGCCGAGCCGCCCGGCGGCGAAGGCCACGTGCTCCGGGCGCGGGTGCTTCCCGCCGCCGCTGTGGAGCCACCGCGCCTTCGTGACGCCGGCCTCCTGCTGGCGGACGCGCGCGACGGTCGCCGTCGCCTTGTTGTTCTGGTCGCGCGCGATCAGCGCGGCGCGCCGTCTCGTCGCCTTGTAACGCGCCTCGAGCTCCCTCGAGAGGCTGGAAAGGTCGCGCCCGGCGGCGACGGACCGCATCACCAGGCCCTCCACGTCGCTCAGGTGCTCGGACGCGATCGACCGGATCAGACTCACGTTCTCACCGACGGTCGCGGCGAGCACGTCGCGCACCGCCGCGGTGTTCCTGAACCTCACCGTCACGCCGGCCTGGTCCAGGATCTCCTCGAGCTTCGACGTCGCGCGGTCCGCCGCGCGTCTCGCGAACCACTCGCCGAGCCGCGGCGCGGCCTCGTCGAACCGGGACTCCCAGCGCCGTGACAGCGTCTTCATCGTGCGCCTCATCGCCGCCGCGGGGAGCTCGTCCGCGGCCGTGACGGGCGGGTTGTCGCGCCACCGCGCACAGAGCCAGTACGCCAGACTGCGGTGCATCTCGTCGATCAGCGCCTCGAGGCGCCTGCGGTACTCCGCGGCGTTCCCGGCGTTCGGGTGGATCGGCGCGCCGATCACCGCGTCGGCGCCGGCTTCGACTGGTCGACGCCCGGGCCGGACGGGTCGGAGAAACGCTTGTTGGCGTCTTTCGTCACCTCGGCCTCGAGCGCGTCGAGCAGTGCCTCCATCTCGATGAGCCTGCGGCGCAGCTCGTAGATCCTCTCGAGCATCAGACGACCCGCTCGCGCGGCGGCGCGCCCGACAGGTAGAGCGCGTGGGCTACGGCGTCGGCGAGGTCGCTGACGAGCCGCGGGTCCAGGCGCTCGTGCCGCAGGTCGTCGATCACCGCGGCGACGCGCGCGGCCGAGTCGCGCGGGGGCGCGTCGCGCAGGTGATAGTCGACCACGCGCTGCGCCTCGTCTGACAGCGGACGCGGGTCGGTCATGTGACCGCGGCCCATGATGAAGTTGATCATCGTTCCGTTCCTAGAAAGGGCGGCCGCGCCGGACTTTCGGCGCGGGCCGCGAGTGGGGGAGAACCGTTCTCCCTCGGGGGAAACGCGTCGATTATACGCAGCTCAGCCGGCGCCTGTAAACAGGCGGCACCAGCCCGTCGCGTCGACCATGCCGACGACGCGGGAACACGCGTGCGGCGCACCGAAGTAACGGCACGCGCCGCAGCGATCCCCGTCCGGCTCCCCGGGGCCGTAGTCCGCGCTCACCTGGCTGACGCGCATCGGGTGGTCCCGCAGCCAGGCGCGCAGGTCGTCGAACGGCACGGTGTAGACCGCGCCGCGGCGCTCCGGGCCGGAGCCGTCGAAGCCGCGGTCGTAGGCGCCGAGCGCGTCGGCCACCTGCTGGAAGCCGATGAAGACCTTGTGCTCGTCTGGCCGCCCGCCGAGGTGGTGCTGCTCGAGGACGAAGGCCGGGAGCTGCGTCGGCTCGAGCGGGCCCACGAACACGTCGACCCGGTCGCCGTCGGCGCCGGTCGTCCTCATGATGTAGCCGTAGTCGGCGGCGAGCACGCCGCCGCTGCGCGCCTCGCCGCGTCGCGTCTCGATCCCGATCTGCAGATCGCCGTACCGGCGACGCTCGACGGGCTTCGCGTCCTCGTCCTGCGCGCCTCGCCACCAGTTCTCGTAGGCCTGCTCGGCGCGGCGCGCCTCGATCGCGGCCGCGACGCCGGCCGACAGGTCGTCGCCCGGCGCCCCGTCGTCTCCGGCCGGCGCGTCGCCCCGGGGCGCGCCCTCCGGGCCGCCCGGCGACTGTCCTGGGCCGCCCAGCGGGTCCTCCTCGGCCTGGGGCGGCGGCGGCGGCGCGGGCGGCGGGGAGGAGAGGTCCACGCCCGCGTAAGGGCTCGCCTCGTCCTCGGACAGCGCCTGGCGCACCTCGTCCGGCCCGATGACTCCGGCGTTGACGTAGACCGCGTGCGTGTCGGCGTCCTGCTTCCGCGCCGCGGACCTCTCCGCGTCAGAGAGCTCGCGCAGCGGCTCGTAGTCGAAGCCGATGTCGGGGTCGACCTCGCCCCAGCGGTTGACCTGGATACACCTGATGACGCGGTCGAGCGCGTCGTCGAACAGGTGCTCCTGCATCGACCTGACCCACTGCGCCCAGACCTGCAGCTCGCCGTCGCTCGACGCGTTGAGCCCGGAGGGCGTGACGCCGAGCAGCACGATCAGCGGCGTGTGAGACACCGACGCCAGCTGCTCCTGCGCCTGGGCCTGGAGGTGGTCGAGCGTCCCGAGCGGGGTCACGACGTTAGCTAGGTCCTCGCGTTCCTTGTCGAGCGCCATCAGCCCGCGGTTGTCGCGGAGGTTGTTGTAGAGCTCGATGCGGTCGAACAGCTCCTGCCCGCCCCCGTCCTGCAGGACGACGCTCATGTCCGTCTTGAGGATCATCGTCGAGAACGAGTGGATCAGGTCGGAGACCGACTGCCGCGTGCGGAGCCAGTTGTCGACGTACGGCTTCGCCAGCTGCGACAGCGAGACCCCGCCGAACTGGTATGCCGGCTTCAGGAGATCCGGCACCTCGCGGCTGACCAGCGTCATCAGCCTAGTCCGGTGGAGCTCCTTGCCGAACACGTACCACGTGCGCGGCGCGTAGAAGTCCTCCGCCAGCGGGTCCGACGCGTCGTAGACGCCGGGGTAGGTCCACAGCGGCTCGACGACGCGGAAGTCGCGCAGCGAGCCAGGTTCGAAGGTGCGCCGGTCGAGGATCAGCGGCACCTTCATGACCTCGCGGTCGCCGCCCTGGCCCGTGTCGACGTAGAGGTGTCCGCGCCCGAAGAACCCGTCGAGCTCCGCCAGGCGGCGGAACTTCCGGCGGACCTGGTACTTCTTCAGGTCGTCCTCGATCTGCGCGACGCACCCGGTCTTGTCCTCGTCGCCCTGCGCGGTTACCTTGATCCACCGCCGCGTCATCTCCTTGGCGATCGTCTCGACGATCTGCCGGTACTCGCTGCGCTGCGACAGCTCGGCGAGGAACGGGATACCGAGCCAGCCGAGCCCGCCGGTCGTCTCGCTCAGGCCGGACGTCCAGGCGCCCAGGTTCTCGTCCAGCGCCATCGGCGCGACGCCCTGGGGCACGACGCCGGGCGCGGGGCGAGCGGGCCTGAACGTCTCCAGCGGGTCGCGCGGCGCCGCCAGGCGCGAACGCCCCAGCGTCTCGGGCGAGACGCGGGCGCGACGCGGGCGAAGCGCCTCGGGCTGCGTGCGCGGCGCGGGCGCGGGCGCGGGCGCGGCGCGCCCGGCCCAGGCGAGCAGCGCGATCAGCCAGTCGCGCAATCTTCGAGCCCTCTCTCCACCGGCGGGCCGATCACGCCGAACGTGCCCGCGCGGGTCGCGTGAGGCGGCGGGCACGCGTCGGGGCTCGTCCCGCAGGTCTCGCTCGGCCCCGCGGGACCGGGCGGTGGGTGCGGCGCCATTACCCCGCCGGCGGGGATGGCGCCGACGAGCATCAGCGCGAGGGCCAGCCTGTTCCTCGCGCCGTGCTTCCTCATGAGGTTCTTGAGATGGACCTTGACCGTCCCCTCGGACATCCCGAGCTCGTGACAGATCTGCTTGTTCAGCAGACCCTTCACGAGCGCGCGCGCGACGCGCTCCTGGGCAGGCGTCAGTCTGTCGACGTACTGCTGGCTGTATTCCTGGAGGACGTTCATGCCATCAGCCTCTGGTAGGCCGTCTCGCGCGAGGCGGCGAGCACGCCTGGGTTGATCCTCATCCTGAACGAGCCGGGCGCCAGGCGGATGACCAGCGCGTCGGCGAGGTTCGGCGACTTCACGCCGTCGGGCGCCTTGTCGATCACCACCTTGCCGACCGGGCTGATCCTGAACGTCGGCTGGCTGAGCTCGGTGACGAGCTTCATGACGTTCGGCACGTCGCGCGGGAGACTGATGATCTCGTCGAACGGCGACGGCTCGCCCTCGCGGATCCAGCGGTAGACCTTCTGGAACCGCGTCCGGAGCGACCACCACGCCTGCGCCTTGGCGTTGGCGAAGTAGTCCTGGTTCTTGCGGCCCTTCATGTCCTCGCCCTCCGGGTCGCTGACCGGCCCGCTGCCGCGGAACGGCACGACGCTGATCTTTCGGCGGCGCCCCTCGTTGAGCTTGCGCCCGTCGCCGCGCACCCCGGCGCCCAGGCCGTCGGCGTCAAAGCGCAGCTCGTCGTAGCCGTGCGCGTCGCAGAGCCCGAAGGCGCGGGTGACCGTCCCGTAGATGTCGTCGCCGATCCCCGTCCACTCCTCGAGCGCCTCGAGCACCGGACCGTGCATACCGCAGAACGCGTTGAGGTCGCGGCCCTCGTCCGCCACGTCCAGCGCGGCGCGCCGGGCGCCGGTGGGCGCGATTCCGAGCACGCGGTGCGCGTCGAGCGCGACCTGCACCCAGGCGAACGGGATGAGGATGCCCTCGACCGAGGCGGAGTAGTTGATGTCGAGCTCCGCGGCCACGGTGACCGGGTCGAGCTCGGCGACCTGCTTCTGGTACCACGCGTCGTCCTTGCGCGGGTCGTCGCGCCAGTGGTAGGTGAACACGTCGACACGGCCGCCGAAGCGCTTCTGCGCGAACACGTTGCCCATGCCGTTCGGCGTGGAGATGTCGATCCTGCAGTTAGTGGTCTGGCTCAGCGACGCCTCGACCATCTGCGGGCGCTCGAGGAACGCGGCCTCGTCGACGAAGAACAGGCTGGTCGTGTTGCCGCGGCCGATGTTGTCGCCCGCCTCGCCCGAGATCAGCGCGCCGGTCTCGGGGAAGACGAGCCGCATGTGCGGGGCGTGCTCCCTGAGCGTCCAGCCGCCGCGGAGCTCCTTCGGCAGGTAGCGCATGAACAGCCGGCCCTTCTCGATCAGCGACTTCGGGTCGCCGATGATGTCGATGTACTCCTGCTTGCGGCTGCCGAAACCGATGACCATGCCTGGGTTGAAGATGCAGAGCGTGCAGGCCACCGCCATCGAGAGCCAGGACATCCCGGTCTGGCGCGTCTTCTCGACGAGCCCGGGGGTGCGGCTGCGCCAGTGCTCGAGCACCCACTCGACCCACTCGCGCTGCCTCGGGAACAGGACGAACGGCACCAGCGCGGGGAGGCCGGCCTCGACGTTCTTCGGGTCGAACGTGCAGCCCCAGTCGTTTATGAAGTCGGCGACGTGGTCCCTGTAGTAGGCCTTGAGCATCGGGACGTGCCGCGCCGGGTCGCTGCGGATCTTCAGCAGCACTTTCGACCGCTCGACGAACGCGATCTTCAGGCACTCGCCGGGATCGCGGAAGTCGAGCCCCTCGTACCTCACTCATCGCCCTCGACCAGCGAAAGGTAGCCCTGCGACACCTCGGCCGGCTGCATGTTGATCGTCGCCGCCTGAGCCTGGACGCCAACGACGACGGTCGGGTTGTCTCGCCACCGCGCGCGCTGCCTGTTGTTCAGCCAGAACTGCGCCGCGCGGACCTCCGCAGGGAAGTGCTCGACGACCTCGGCGCGGTGCACGTCGCCCCTGTCCGTGATCCTGATCTTCTCGCCCATGCGCTCGTATCCACGGGCGCGGTGGTACAGGCTCTCGGCGACGTGCGCGTCCGCTTCCTCCCTGCCGCGCCTGATAGAATCACGAAAAGCTGGATATGTATTCATCCATGTGTGTATCAGGTTCTCAGAGATATCAAGACTGGCGGCGAGATCGGCGTCGTCGCACCCGAGCAGGCAGAACTTGAACGCGTGGTGCGGATGGTACTCAGGATCGTAGACCGTCGGACGACCGACCTTTTTCTTGATCGGCTTACCGGGGACCTTGAATTTCCTTTTCGATGGATCGAGGGGCAGCGTCACGCCACGATCTCCACGTCCTTCGTCCGCAGCTCGATCTCCGTCGGCCGCTCGAACATCATCATGAGGATCTTCACCCGCCTCCGCTCCGACCAGACTACCGGCGCGCTGTGCCCCTGGAACATCCCGGCGAGCACCCTGACGGTCGTCCCGCGCGGGATGCTCTCGTCGCTGCCCTCCGGGCGGGGGCGCTGCGGCAGCCGCGCCACCAGGTCGTCGACCACGCCAGATGCGAGCCGCGTGCCGAGCACCTCGATCACGCCGGGGATCAGGTTCAGCTGACGCCACGCGTCGCGGTCGTCGAACTCGACGAAGAAGTAACCCGGCAGCCAGGACCGTACGACCGGCGCGCGGCGCGGGCGCGCCAGGCGATACGTGAACAGGCGGTAGTCGAGTCTCGTGATGTCGAGGAGGCGCTCCAGCACGGGGAGCCGGGTGTAATCGAACCGGACCGCGTGCCACCATGGCTCCCGCACCCGACCGGGATCGGCGCTGACGTGGATGGCGGGGTGGAAGGGGCTGAAGAAGCCTTCCGCTCCGGCGGTCGGCGCCTCCTGCCGCCACGTCCTCATGCTCACGTCCGGCGCGATGCCGCGGCTACTCCGTGGTGGGGTCGGCTCCGACCCGCGTATGTCAGACCAGCTCACATCGCGCAACCCTCAGACAGCGGACGCGGACTATACGCCGGGTCGGCGGCGGGTGTAAACCACCCGTTTGCGAGTCAGGTCAACCCGCCCCGCAACGTTCACCCGCCCCGCAAACCCGCCCCGCAAATTATCCTTTCTTTTCATATATTTATATATATGTAGAACAAGATAAACGATCTGGGTCAGGTAAAATTACACCCCCTCCCTTCAAAGTTCGAAAACAGGGTCGTGCCTATAGCCGTAACGATCGCCTCGATCCTGTTAAGAATTTTTCGCGCCGCCTGCCCGCTCCGGTTGACCCAGAGGGGGGTTAGCGCCTTGATATATAAACGAAATATGTGGATCAGGCGCGTAATTTGCGGAACACGCAAAACCCGATTAGTGGGCAGAAATACGCGAACAGAATAAGAACAGTCACGAGCCGGGGCGCGTCACAGTTGTTTCAACTGTAACTACTCCGAATTTTTTCGCCGCCGCCCCCGGTTTACAAGTTGGGCGCGTCGGCGTATCGTCGCGATCGTCCGGCGACCCCGTCTTCCGACGGGATCGCCTAACTCTTGGCCCCGTCGCCACTACTCCTTCAGCAAGGGTAATCGCGGGCCGCCGGACGCCTTTCCCTGCCGCTGAGGGGGTCGTGACCGAGCTGAAGCGGTCGTTAAACGGGTAGTGGAGACGTAACGATGGATGATCCGACCGCCTGGCGTGACCTGCCCTGGCTGACCAGCAAGCGGGGCAACCCGTATATCGACATATTCGGCATGACCATCTCGATCAACCCTAGGGGGGATCGCTGGGGTTTCTGCATCGTCAAGGGGCGCGGTGGCGCCGTCAAGCGATGGTCACCGACGACCTACGACTCACCGGACTTCGCGAAGGCCGTGGCGTATCGCGTCGCGCTGACGATGCGTTGACGTGGAGATCACGCTCCAGAGCCTGGCGGCTCACAAGATCTGGGTCGCCTGGCTTCTTCGTGACGATCGGAAGATCCCGCACGAACCCCGGACCCTGCGGTGGGCCAAGGCGAACGACGCGTCGGGGTGGACCGATCGCGCCGCGGCCGAGGTCGCCGCCGCCGCCTTAACCAGGCCGAGCTTCGGCGTCAAGCCGGTCGGCGGGATCGGCGTCGAGTTCGCCGACCTCGGCAACGGGCGCTCGCTGGGCGGCGTCGACTTCGATACCTGTCGCGATCAGCGCGGTGAGATCGCGCCGTGGGCACGCTCCGCGCTGGCGCTTCTCAACACCTATACGGAGGTCTCCCCGTCCGGGACCGGTCTCAAGTCGTTCTTCACCTACGACACCGCTGACCTGCCGAGGCTGCGCAAGGCGATGGGCGCGACGCGCGACGCGTGCGGTCGCGCCTGGACGCGCGGCGCCGGCAAGCATCCGCCGTCGATCGAGCTCTTCATCCGCGGTAAGTACTTCACCGTCACCGAGCAGCACCTTTCGGACACGCCGACGACCCTGGCGCACCTCACCTTCGCCACCCTCAGGAAGCTGATCACCGAGATCGGCCCGGCGTTCGCTTCGCAGCAGGTGAACGGTCGCGACGAACCGGACGCGTCGCCGTCGGGGGCCGCCTACCGCTTCGTCCTCGACCTGCGTCGCCGCACGTCGGCGAAGTTCGACGACCTCCTTCCGGCCCTCGAGGCGTCCGCCGATCCGCAGATCGCTGACTGGCTGACGACCCACGCGCGTCGACTGGACCAGCACCTCAAGTATCTGTGGGACAAGACCGCTGAGCGCGCGGAGCGGCTGCGCGACCACGATCGCGCGCGGACCGATCTGTCGGACATGATCGAGGAGTTCAACAACCGCTACATGGTCGTCAACGAGACGGGGCGCGCGCTGGTCTACGAGGAATACACCGACGCGATGCTCAACCGTCGGTGCTACGTCCCGATCACCTTCGAGGACCTGCGCAAGCTCTACCTGAACCGTCGCGTGAACGTCGGTGTCGATAAGTCCGGCGCCCCGATCACCCGGCCGGTCGGCGCCGCCTGGCTCGAGCATCCGCAGCGCCGGCAGTACCTCAGCGGGGTGGTGTTCGACCCGACCGCGTCGCGGGTGAAACCGGATCAGCTCAACCTCTGGCGCGGCCTGGCCTACGCGCCGCGGCCGGGGTCGTGGGCGCGGTTGCGCGACCACATCCGCGACGTCATCTGCGATCGTGACCCGGTGATCGACGACTATCTCATCAGGCTGCTCGCGCGGACCGTCCAGCGCCCCGGCGAGCAGGGCGAGATCGCCGTCGTGATGCAGGGTGAGGAAGGCGTCGGCAAGGGCATCCTCGCGACGGTGATGGTGAAGCTGTTCGGCCAGCACGGCTTCAAGATCAACAACTCCGAGCACCTCGTCGGAAAGTTTAACGGTCACCTCCAGGACTGCGTCGTCCTTTACGCCGACGAGGCGTTCTGGGCCGGCGACAGGAAGCACGCGGGGATCCTCAAGGCGATGATCACCGACGAGGTCCTGCCGATCGAGGATAAGTTCAAGCGCGCGATCCAGGCGCGCAACCACGTCCACCTGTTCATGGCGTCGAACGAGGACTGGGTCGTCCCGGCGTCGATCAACGCGCGCCGGTTCCTGGTCCTGAAGGTGTCGGCGGCGCGTCGCGGTGATGCCGCTTACTTCCAGGCGATCATCGACGAGCTCGAGAGCGGCGGCTACGAGGCGATGCTTCACGATCTCCTGGCGGTCGACCTGGCGAGCTTCAACCACCGCGCCGTCCCGTCGACGGCCGGGCTGACCGAGCAGAAGAAGCTGTCGCTCGACCCGCTGCACCAGTGGTGGCTGGCGGTCCTCGAGCGCGGCTACGTCATGGAGTCACGGCACGAGTTCGACTCCGTCCTCCGCCGGTGGTATCGCAGCGTCCCGACCGCGATCCTCCACGACGCCTATCTCGCCGCGGCGCGCGCAGCCGGTGATCGTCGCCCGGTGACGCGCGAAACCCTCGGAAGGTTCCTCTCCGGTTTCGGCTTCAAGCGCTGCCAGATACGTCACGTGATCGTCGGCGAGGGGCGCGGCGGCCTGATCCAGCGCGACCGCGCACACGGCTACGAGCTGGGGACGCTGGCCGAGGCGCGCGAGGCGTTACGCCGGGTCACCGGTTTCACGGTCGACGAGCCGAACGACGAACCGCCGGAAGATCTTGACGTGTCTGACGCTCCGCGCACCGACGCTGACCTCGCGGCGTTCAGGCAGGGGCGCGTCAAGGTCCGCAACGACACCTCCAACGTCAGGAAGATCGGCTACGGCGCGAGAAGAAACACCGGAACGTTGAAAAAAACTATTTACAAAACCGAAAAACCACCGTAAGGTCATCTTCATCGAACGGAGCAGAAACATGATCCCCACCAACGAACAGATCTCCGCGCTCTCCGGCAAGGATCTCGTGGACGCCTACAACGAGCTCGCCGCGGTCGCGCAGAAGACCCCCGTGACCCGCTTCGCCACGAGAGTCGACGGCGTCCGCCGCACCGCGAACCTCGCCGAGGTCGTCCGCGGGACCGCCACCCGTGCTGACCCGACCCCCGCGCCCGTCGTTTCCGCGATCGAGGCCGCGACCGGCCCGCTCAACGGCGCGGCTGTCAACCCCACCGACGCGCTGGCCGACGAGCCGGCGCCCGCCCCGAAGCCCGCCGCGCCGAAGGCGAAGCCGGCGAAGCCCGCCGCGCCGAAGGCCAAGGCCGCGGAGCCCGCCGCGCCGAAGGCGAGGTCGATCGCCTCCCGCTGCCGCGAGCTGTTCGCCACGCACGACAACGCGCAGATCTTCGCCGTCCTGCAGGAGGAGTTCGGCCTCGGCGACGACAGGAGGTGGTATCCCGGGTGGTATCGCGCAGACGCGAGGAGGAAGGGTAAATAGTTGTTTACAAGCGCCGGAGACCTGCGTATAAAGGTCTCCGTCACTAAACCTTAATCTCGGATTAACCTAACCCAGGAACAGTCGGATGACCCTCAATCAAGCCCGCCGAATGATCTCCAACGAGAAAACGCTGAAGCTAGCCTCAGAAGCGAAACTGATCGAGGCCGGTGATGCTGTTAGAGCGGCCCGGTCCGGTCAATTCTTCATGCCTAGTGAGCGCGATTTTCTGATCAGTTCGCTATCTCGGGAGTATCACCGCAGACGAGATGAGCGCTTCGCTATCACGACAGATGATGACGGCAACTTCCTTCCTGGAACCGTCTAAACCCCGGAGCAGTCAGATGGCAGGACGTGCGTAAAGCCGCGCGCCAGATCGAAACGAACCAGTGATATAAACCTTACTCCCGTAAGGACTGAAACGGAGACATCAATATGAGTGACGTTTTAGAGCGCTTTGCGCTGGTCGGAGCACTCCAAAAAGGCGCGCACGAAGATCAATCGGCGATGTGCGTGATGGAAGCTGTGGCTTTCGTTGCTGGAGAGCCATGGTCGGATCATCCGGAGTGCGCCTGTCCGGTCATCTGCGCTTTCATGCAGTCGTGGAATGACGGACTGCCTGACGTCGAACGTGACGCTCTGCTGCGTCCGTTGATCCCGCGCCTCATCGGCACACGATCAACGAAAGAAGTCGAGCGACGGCGCGCTGTCATGGCTGCCGATTGGTTGGTGCGAACGCATACACCAGCGTGGTTGCGGCTTGCGGGATTGACAGAGCAGGCTGACGCGATCGCCTCCCTGCCCGAGATTACCGACTTCCTGCAGTGTCCGTCGCTGATGCCGACGCTGCGAGCTGCCCGAACTGATGCGGACGCAGCCGGGTCGGCAGCCGGGTCGGCAGCCGGGTCGGCAGCCTGGAACGCAGCCTGGGACGCAGCCTGGGCGGCAGCCGGGGCGGCAGCCAGGGACGCAGCCGGGGCGGCAGCCGGGGCGGCAGCCAGGGACGCAGCCGGGGACGCGGCCGGGGGCGCAGCCTGTGCCGCAGCCGGGGCGGCAGCCTGGGCCGCAGCCGGGGCGGCAGCCTGGGCCGCAGCCTGTGCCGCAGCCGTGGACGCGCCCGGGGACGCGCTCAAAGCCACCAAACTTCAGTTGCAGCAGTCTGCGTTAGCGCTCGTCGAGCGCATGCTTGCTGTTACGGCGGAGTAGTAACGAAACCCCGATTGAGGATAGCGACATGCGCAAGCGGTTCAAAGACAAGTCGATGCAGGAAATATACGAGACATGCCGTCGGCTTGCTGCTGACCCAACAAGCGAGTTCTATCACCATGGCAAGCCTCGTTCTGGCGCCGCTCACCGCAACGCATACTGGAATGGGAGGCGCGGTATAGCTGCGACTCTGTTCACTCGTGGATCGCCGTCATACGCCTGTTGGCGGGCTGGCGCAGACGATTACAAGGATGCTGACGGCGTAGTGCCGGAACTACCCAAATTCATCGCCGATCAACAGTAAACTCAACCCCGATTGAGGATCGATAATGAGCGACAATCTTTCCGATCTGAAGCCTAGCGATACTGTCGTTCTATGTGGTCGCTACGGCGTGGGCTACCGAGTGGTCAAAGTGGATCTGGTGACAGCCACGCAAGCCATCATCGGGAACTCTAAGTTCAGGCTCGATGGAGGAACAGAGATCGGTGGCGATAAGTGGTCCAGGACCAGCATAAGCCAGAAAAGCACAAAACCTTAGGAGAAGACAGGTGAGACCCCTCCCGAAGACGCTCGGCGCCTGCGCGGACGAGCTCTACGCCACGCGCGAAAAGCGCCTCCTCCTGCAGAAGGAGGCGGCCGCGCTCTCCGACCGTGAGACCGCGATCAAGGAGCACCTCATCGCGGTGCTCCCGAAGTCCGACGCCACGGGCGCGTCGGGCAGGGTGGCGCGGGCGCAGGTCGTGACCTCCGTCGTCCCGCAGGTCGAGGACTGGGAGGCGCTCTACAAGCACGTCAGGCGCACGGGTAGCTTCGAGCTCCTGCAGCGGCGCCTGGCCGACAACGCGATCAAGGAGCGCTGGGACGACGGGAAGAAGGTCCCCGGCGTCGGGACCTTCAGCCTGGTGAAGGTGTCGGTGACGAAGCTTTAACGCTCAATCTACTGTCCGTCGAGGTCCGGACCCGCTAGGATAGGCGGGCCGGGGACGGTCCCGGTCTAGGAGAGAGGCATCATGGCAGACAACGATTTCGGCGGCGACGTGACGGGCGACGCCGGCGGCTACGGCGGCGGGGAGTTCGGATCCGCCGGCGGCGGCAACTCGATCGAGGGGATGGGCAACAGCGTCGACGCGGGCGCCGGCCTCGACAGCCCTTCGATGGGCTTCCTCGAGTCGTCGAACACGAACAGTTTCGGCGCGCTCGGCAACATGGGGCCGGCGTCGGTCCTGGGCGGCGCCGTCATGGCCGCGACGGGCAGCCCCGGGCTCGGCGCGCTAGCCGCGCTGGGGGCGATGATCGCGCAGTCTCCGGCGGCGCTGCACCAGCTCGAGATCGCCGGGGCCTGGGCAGCGAACAACCCGCAGCTGGCGTCGATGTATGTCGCCGACGCGGTGTCTATCGCGGCCGGCGCCGTCGACCCGGGCGGAGAGCAGCAGCCGGCCTGGTCAGCCGGGACGCAATAGTTCAACAAGGTCCCCCGCCCGCGCGGCGGGGGGCGAGGAGGAGAGACGATGGCGTTCTGTTGCGACGTGTGCGGCAGGGGTATGGACGACGGCGAGGCGACGGGTCGCCTCAGGCGGATCGTCGATGACGTGATGATCGAGGTGATGGTCCGCTACAGGGGCGTCTGGAACGCCGGGCACGTCTGCCACGGCTGCGTCCTGCGCGTCGCCACGCACGGCGGGCCGGCGGGCGACCAGGGCTACACCCGCGACCTCGTCAGGTCGCTGACACCGGAGGCTTAAAGATGGAGATCAGACCAGGCCACAGGCTCTACGTCATCTGCATGCGCGACCACGCCTACTACCTCGTCGGCCCGTTCGAGGATTACGACGCGCTCCAGGCGTGGGGCAGGCACGAGGCCGACCACGGTGACGACCCGCGATGGCAGTCTGTCCAGCTGCGCGACACCGCGCTCGAGCCGCTGCGCGTCGACGCCGCGTGGCACCCGGGCTACACGCCGTGAAAATCATCCACTGCGGCGGCGACGTCACCTTGAGAGCGGAGGGGTCGAACGCGGCCTACTGGTGCGAGAGGTGCGGGGCCGTCGACCCGTCCCAGCTCTCCGACGACGGCTGGCTGACGCCGCGCTGGGACGTCGCGGTGGCGCTCCCGCGCAGCGAGACCCTCAGGCGATTGCTGGGGGACGGGTGGGAGCCGTTCGCCGTCGACGACGGCGTGATCTATCTTAGACGTTTACACGACGAACAAGACAGTTTACGATAATCGCGCGGGACTGGCCCGCGCTACCAGAACGAGGAACAAGATGGCACGCACACCAGCCAATCAGCAGACGACCGCGATCGTGACCTGGGAGAAGGAGATGGAGGAGCAGGCAGCGATCGCGGCCGGCATGGCGTCCTCCGCCGGCGGCGCGCAGTTCTTCAGCGTCCGCGCCGGACAGCTCACGCTCGACGGGATGCCCATCCCGGGCAACCAGATGGGCGTCGTGATCGTCGACTGGGTCCTCGAGAACGTCTACTACGAGGGCGACTTCAACGCCGACAACCCGCAGCCGCCGACGTGCTTCGCGTTCGGCCGCGACGCCGCGACCATGAGGCCGCACGACGACGTCTTCGAGGCCGACCAGGCACAGCACGAGACGTGCAGAGGATGCCCGCAGAACGAGTGGGGCAGCGCGGAGCGCGGGCGCGGAAAGGCGTGCCGCAACGTCCGCCGCCTCGCCATCATCCCCGCCGGCACGATCGACTCCGCCAGCGGCCGCTTCGAGGCCTACGGCGAGCAGGAGCAGTTCGAGCGCGCGACGATCAGCTACCTGAAGGTACCGGTGACCAGCGGGCGCGGATTCGACACCTACGTCAAGCAGGTCGCGGGAGCGCTCCGCCGCCCGCCGCACACGGTCTTCACGCGCGTCGTCGTGCGCCCTGACCCGAAGAACCAGGTGATGGTGACCTTCGAGCCGCTGGCGCCGGTGCCGAACGAGCTGATCGGGATCATGATGCGGCGCCACGCCGACGTCGCGAAGGAGATCGAGCAACCCTACGCGCTGTCCTACGACGACGCGCCGGCCGAGACCGCCCGCCCGCAGCGCGGCGGAAGCGGAGCGCCGCCGGCCGGGCGCGGCAGCGCGAACTCCGCGCGGAGGACGCGGTGAACGCGTCGTCGCTGCGCGACGGCGACATGGTCCACACGCCAGACGGGCGCATGGGCGTCATCGTCGACATGTCGATCCGCCTGACCGTCGTCACCTTCGGCGCGGACGGACCGTTCGGCTACTACCCGTGGCGCGCGCTACGGCGCGCGTCGATGGATGAGATCAGGCGCACCGGACTCTACGGCGTCGGGTGCAACCAGGCGGAGGAAACCATCAAATGAGCGATACGTTCGGTCGACCCTACCTGACTTTCGACGAAGCGTGCAGGGGACTGCGCGTCGAACTCGACGGTGGTTTCACCTGCGCCCGAAAGGGCGCCAGGAAGACGCTCCGCGGCCGCGGCGATCGCCTTTACTTTCACTGCGACTGCGGGCATCACTTCCTCGACGGCCAGGCCGATTTCGACGGCGGGAAGTTTTACGTCGGTGTCTATCGTGAGGTCTGACCTGGTGGACATCGCCGGCGAGTTGCGGGGCGAGACGGACAAGGCGTATCGCTTCCACGACGGCGCCCGCACGGTCTGGCTCCCGAAGTCCCAGTGCGAGTGGGACCCAGACGACAAGACGATGGCCATGCCGGAGTGGCTGGCGAAGGACGAGGAGCTGATATGAACACGCAGAAGAAGGTCCTGCTCGACTGGGTCTACGTGGCGTTCGCGGTCCTCCGGCTGTCCGACGCGGCGGAGCGCGTCGGGCGAGGCGCCAGGGAGCGGAACGACAGGATGGCCAGGCTGAGGGCACGCCCGTGAAGGACCCGCTCCGGAGCTGGGTCATCCTGAACGAGGTCGTCGTCGACCTCTCGGAGAGCCGGCTCCTCGCGCTCCTCGAGCGCGAGGGGCGGCGCGATCCGCCGCGCGTCGCCTACGTGAACAGGCTCTACTGCCGCTACAGCGCCATGCGGCGCAGCCGCGAGCGGAAGGAGCTCGGCCTCCCGGTCACGCGCGTCCTGTGAAGCCGGTCGTCATCGACTTCGAGACCTTCGGGATCGAGCCGCGACCGGACTACCCGCCGCGCCCGGTGGGCGTGTCGATCAGGAGGCCCGGGCGCCGCGCGCGTTACTACGCGTGGGACCACCAGACCGGCGGGAACAACTGCACGCGGGAGCAGGCGGTCGGGGCGCTGCGCGATGTGTGGGACAGGCCGCTCCTCTTCCACAACGCGAAGTTCGACCTCGACGTGGCGGAGGTGCATCTCGGTCTCGCGCCCCCGCCGTGGCAGGACGTCCACGACACCGTCTTCCTGACGTTCCTCGACGACCCGCACCAGCGGCGCATCGACCTCAAGTCGACGGCCGAGCGCCTCCTCGACTGGCCGCCCGACGAGCGCGACGCGGTAGCGGACTGGCTCGTCGAGAACCAGCCGGTGCCCGGCGTCCGCGTCTCGCGCTCGCCGCAGGGCAAGGAGCCGTTCGGTAAGTACATCGCCTACGCGCCCCCGGAGGTCGTGGGGCCTTACGCGAACGGCGACGCGGACAGGACGGCCGCGCTGTTCGACCGCCTCCACGCGTCGATCCTGGACCGCGGGATGGGCCCGGCCTACGACCGCGAGCGGCGGCTGATGCCGGTCCTGCTCGACATGGAGCGGCGCGGCGTCCCGGTCGACCTCCCGCTCCTGCGCGCCGACGTCGCGCGCTACAACGACGCGCTCGCCCGCGCCGAGGCGTGGGTGCTGCGCCGGCTGGGCCGACACGACGACCCGTTCAACCTCGACTCCGGCGCGCAGCTCGTCGCCGCGCTGGTCGACGCGGGCAAGGCCGACCCCGCGCTGATGGGGATCACCGCGACCGGTCTGGTCAGGAGCGACAAGGCGGCGATCGCGGCGGGCGTGAACGACAGGCAGCTGGCCGGCGTGCTGCGCTACCTCGCGCAGCTCAGGACATGCCTGAGGACGTTCATGGAGCCGTGGCTCGCCGTCGCCGAGCGGTCGGGCGGGAGGATCTTCACCACCTGGAACCAGACGCGCGGCGACGGCGGCGGGACGCGCACGGGCCGCCTGTCCTCCACGCCGAACTTCCAGAACATCCCGAAGGAGTTCGACCCGATCTTCCGCGGGGACGGCGTGTTGCCGAGGGCGCCGCTCGACCTCCCGCCGCTCCCGCTCTGCCGCGGCTACGTCGTCGCGCCGAGGGGCCGCGTGCTCTGCGACCGGGACTTCGCCTCGCAGGAGCTGCGCATCCTCGCGCACTTCGAGAACGGGAAGATGGCCCAGGGCTACGTCGACCGGCCCGACGTCGACTTCCACCAGTTCGCCGCGGACATGATCACCAGGACGACGGGCGTCACCGTCACCCGCCGCGCCGCGAAGACCATCGGCTTCGCCATCCTCTACGGCGCCGGGCGTCCGTCGCTCGCCGCGAAGCTCGGCTGCTCGCTCGGCGAGGTGGACCGGCTGCTCGACGCCTACTTCACCGTCTTCCCCGGCGTCAGGACGCTCCAGAACAACCTGAAGTACCAGGCGTCGGTCGACAGGCCGATCTACACCTCGGGCGGCCGCGAGTATCGCTGCGAGCCGCCGGCGATCGTGAACGGCCGCCTGATGAACTTCTCGTACAAGCTCCTGAACTACCTCGTGCAGGGCTCGGCGGCCGACCAGACGAAGGACGCGATGATACGCTTCCACGAAGCGGCTGGGCCTGGTCACCTGCTCGTCCAGGTTCACGACGAGCTGCTCGTCGCCGCCCCGACGCGCGACGCGCCGCGCCTGATGCGCCTGCTCCGCGAGGCGATGGAGTATCGGAACGGGCTGCGCGTACCCGTCCTGTCGGACGGGAAGCAGGGCCGGTCGTGGTCAACACTGGAGAAGACAGCGTGATAACATCATGGTCGTTCAGCCGCTACAAGACCTACGCGCGGTGCCCGGCGCGCGCGAAGTATCTCTACGTCGAGCGGCGCAGGGAGCCAGGCTCGCCGGCCATGGAGCGCGGGAACGTCATCCACAAGCTCGCGGAGGACTACGTGCGCGGCCGCGTCGCGCGCCTGCCGAAGGAGCTCAGGCTCTTCGACGCGTTCTTCAGGCGCACGCGAAACCTCGCGAAGGCGATGCCGGACGCGGTGGTCACGGAGACCACCTGGGCGTTCAAGAAGGACTGGTCGCGCACGACGTGGGACGACTGGACCGGCTGCCGGCTCCGCGTCAAGCTCGACCTGGCCGTCGTCGAGGACGGCGTAGTCGACGTCGTCGACCACAAGACGGGGAGGTATTCCCCGCAGTGGAACCTCAACGACTACGTCGAGCAGGTCGAGCTCTACGCGCTCGCCTCGCTGTTCGTCTACCCCGACCTGAACGTCACCCCGCGGTTGCTGTTCCTTGACCAGGACGTCGTCCACCCCCCGCCCGACGCGCCGGTAGTCTACACGCCGAAGGATCGGGCGAGACTGAGGAAGAAGTGGGAGGTGCGCGTGCGCCCGATGCTCGCCGATAAGACCTTCGCGCCGCGGCCGTCGAACATGTGCCGGTTCTGCAGCTTCAGGAAGGAGGCTGGCGGACCGTGTTCGTTCTGAACCAATGATCGTCGTCCGACGCGCGCTGGAGGCGCAGATCGAGCGTCGCGTGGCGCGCGACGCGCTGGGCCTCGGCGTCCGCTCGCTGAAGCTCACGATGCGCTACGACGCGGGGTGGCCCGACCGCGTCTTCCTGCTCCCGCGCCGGCCGCTCTGGGCGGAGTTCAAGCGACCGGGCGACGGGCCTACGCCGCTCCAGCGCGAGCGCCTCGAGTTCCTCGACGCGCTCGGCTACGACACCGCCGTGTTCGACGACTACGACGAGGCGATGGGGAAGATAGATTTACAGAGGGGGAGACGTCGTGCGCGGGAACCCTAGCCTGAACAGCGTCGGGAAGCCCGGCCACTGCCGCGTCTGCGGCGGGCCGATCACAAGGAAGGACAGCACGAAGTACTGCTCCAACCGGTGCTCGGGGCGCGGGCGCGCCAGGTACACGCGCGCGCAGGTGCTGCAGGTGATCCGCCGCTGCAACGCCAACGTCAGGGCCTTCGGCGGGCCGCGCTACAAGGAGGTGGCGCTGGCCCTCGGCCTGACGCGCTTCCAGGTCTACTCGATCTACCACGAGGCCGAGGCGCGTCGCGCGCGGACGCGCAGGGCGAGGGAGCAGACAGCCGCGGAGGCGCGACGGCGCGTCGCGCGGGAGAGCCTGGCCGCCGAGGTCGCGGCGGCGCGGGCCGACGCGCCGGCCGCCAGGCCGTTCAAGAAGGGGGAGCTGGGCTGGTGATGTTCGACTACCGGAACGGCGCGGAGCCGTTCGTCCCGCGCCTCGCGCAGAAGATCATGATCAAGTTCCTGCTCGAGCACGCCGCAGCCGGGGTCTTCGCCGACGTCGGCGTGGGGAAGACCGCCGCCGTCCTCGCGGCGTTCCGCCTCCTCCGCCGCAGGAGGCTGGCGCGGCGGATGCTCGTCGTCGCGCCGCTCCGCGTGGCGCACCTCGTCTGGCCGAACGAGCGGCAGCGGTGGATCGACTTCCACGACCTCCGCGTGGCGGTGCTCCACGGCGCGAGGCGCGACGAGCTGCTCGCGTCGGACGCTGACGTGTGCGTGATCAACTACGAGGGGCTCGACTGGCTGACCGCCGCGGAGCGCCGCGTGTCCCTCGCCGGACGCGTCTCGATGCAGGTCGACCTGAACCGCTTCCGCGCGCTCGGCTTCGACACGCTGGTGATGGACGAGCTGACGCGCGTCAAGCACGTCAGCTCCGGCCGCCACAAGACGCTGAAGGCGATCGCGCCGACCTTCGCGCGGCGCTGGGGGCTCACGGGGACGCCGGCGCCCAACGGGCTGATCGACCTGTTCGGCCAGGTGCTCGTGCTCGACCTCGGTCGGTCGTTCGGCCCCTACGTCACGCACTACCGCCGAGACTTCTTCGTCCCGTCGTGGAACGGCTTCGGGTGGATACTGCAGAAGGACGCCGAGAGGCGCATCTACGAACGCCTGCGCCCGCTCGTGCTGCGCCTGGCGGCGTCGGACTACGTCGACATGCCCGACCTGGTGGAGAACACGATCGCGTTCGACCTCCCCGCCCAGGCGCGCCGGGTCTACGACGCGCTGGAGGACGACCTGATCGCGCGGGTCGACGGTCACGTCATCGTGGCGTCGAACGTCGCGGCGGCGACGACGAAGCTCCGCCAGGTCAGCGCCGGTGCGATCTACCTGGCCGACCTCCCGCCGGACAGCCCGGTCCGCGCCAGGCTCCCGCGGCGCGCTGGCGCGCGGGAGTTCGCCGAGCTCCACTCTGCGAAGCTCGACGCGCTGGAGGAGCTGATCGAGGAGCTGAGCGGGGCGCCGCTCCTCGTCGCCTACGACTTCAGGCACGACCTCGACCGGCTCCTGAAGCGCTTCGACGCGCCGCACATCGGCGGCGGGACGTCGGTGAAGGAGGCCGCGCGGGTCGAGGCCGCGTGGAACCGCGGCGAGCTGCCGGTGCTGTTCGGTCACCCCGCGTCGATCGGCCACGGGCTGAACCTCCAGGGGGCGGGGAACCACGTGGCGTGGTTCAGCCTGACCTGGGACCGCGAGCTCTACGACCAGTTCATCGGCCGCGTGCGCCGGAGCGGGTCTGCGCACAGCCGCGTCTTCGTCCACCACCTGCTGGCGCGCGACACGATCGACGAGACGATCTATTGGGCCCTCCGCCACAAGGCGCGGGTCCAGGACGCGCTCCTCGAGGCGCTGAAGGTTCCCGGTCGGTGAAAATAACTGTTTACAATGTCAGCGGGCCGACGTAAGATCATCACATCGAACGAGGGGAAGTCAGTCATGTCACGCACCACCGTCGCCCGCCGGTCCAAGACCGAAGCCCGCCAGATGCTCAGGACCGGGATCGACCAGGCCGTCGAAGCCTTTCGCGCCGTCCCCGAGGGGGACCTTGAGGCCCGCTACGAGGCCGCCCAGCGCGTCGTCGCGCTCGCGTCAAGCGCCGACTTCGTGACCCCGTCCGGCGTCGACCTGGCGAAGGCTTACCTCGACGTCAACAAGGACCGCTACGCCGCGCTCCAGCTCGACAGGGCGTGGGTGTCGCTGCCGGCGCGCCTGGCGAAGGGCGCGGCGGGGCTGATCGAACGTATACAGAAGGACGTTCAGACGCTCGACGTCGCGCTGACCGACTCGGACATCCACCCGACCGCCGTCGCCCGCAGCCTCTCGCGTCTCGACAGCTCTTTCGATGATGCGGCGCAGCTCGGCGTCTACCGCTCCGTCATCGCGACGGCGAGGGGCATCGACGAGCATCACGCCGACGTCACGACGCGCGAGAGGTTCGATCTTCTGTGGAAGGAGGTGCGCCACGTCGCTCTCCGGCTCGGCTGCAGCCAGCGTCACTGCAGCACGTCGGTGCTCTCCAACCTGACCGACGAGTGCGAGCGGCGCGCGTGGTTCGATTTTCTCAGCAAGGCCGCCTACTCCGAGAGTGACTGGGGGACCTTCTGATGGTATACTGGACCGGCGACGTCCCCGCGCGCTGCCAGCTCAGCGGCCGGCCGATCAGGTCGCTGTTCGTCGACGGCCGGGTGCCGGGGACGGGCTCGTGGGCGCTGATGACCCCGGGCTACTTCCGCGGGATCGGCGGGACCTACGGGACGGGCTGCGGGCAGCTCTATCAGCTGCAGGAGGACGGACGATGGTTGAAGATCGAGGGGTGAAGACGCGGAAGGCGGTGCTCTGGGACCGCGGCTTCCAGGCCGAAGACCTCTCGCCCGCCGAGGAGCGCAACTACCGCCTGTGGCTGATGTATATGAAAGAAGTAGGCGTCGGACAAAAATAACTATTTACAACGTCTGAAGACCGGCGTAAGGTTCTCATCAGAAGGAGAATATCAATGGCAAAGATCATCGTCACCGCTGAGGTGTTCGACGCGCTGCGCAAGGCCAACCTGCTGAAGACGGTGCATTATTTTGATACGGTGACACAGAAGATGGTTACCGCCTGGGGCGATGATCTAGGCGACAAGGTGCTCTGCGAGCTGATCGACGGGGAGACCATCAAAATCTCGAGGAGACTGTGATGTTCACCAACGCACGCGACGCCACGCGCTTCGCGCTCGCCGGCAACGCGACGCTGACCGTCTTCTCGCGGAGGACCGGCGCGCGATACACGCTCAGGATTGCCGCGCCGAAGATGACGACGGACGGCGAGCCGGTCGACGCGAGCCCGCGCCGCTTCGTCTCGCTGCTATCCGGACCGGACAACGAGAGCGACCACACATACCTCGGGATGATCTTCGACGCGCGCGAGCCGCGTTTCACGCTGACGCAGAGGTCGCGGATGCACGGCAACTCGCCGCCCGTGCTGGCCGCGAAGTATCTCTGCTCGCGGGTGTTCTCCAACACCGACGCGCCGCTCCCGCCCGACCTCGAGATACGCCACGCCGGACGCTGCGGCCGGTGCAACCGGAAGCTGACCGTCCCGTCGAGCGTCGACCAGGGCCTCGACCCCGAGTGCGCAGGAAAGGTATAGGAGGAATGTAATGGAAGATCAGGTGACCCGCGATCCAGCCGTCAAGAATATGGACTCGTTCCGTGTCATCTTTAATGATCGTTTGTGTTCGCCAGATTTTAACTCGAAAGGTGCGGCGATGGCCTACCTCGACATGCTGCGCGAGGGGCGTCGGAAGCCGGAATACAGATGCTGACGAAGGAGGAGCTCGATCGGGTGAGGAGCCTCGGCCGACTCGCGCTGGCCGGCGCGCCAACCCCCTGGGTCGACGTGGTGTGGCTGATCGGGCTCATCTCGCGCCTGAACGATCTGGTCGCGGAGCGGAGGACGAACCGATGAGACCTGGTTACGAGTGTGCCCGCAGGAAGTGCATGCGTCTCGGCGCGTGCCAGTACGAGCACGACTGCAAGGCGCTGACGCACGCGGACGCCGCGTTCAGGCGTGCGGAGTGGGCGGCGGAGGAGGAGCGACGCGCCGAGCTCGCGCGCGTGGAAGAACGCGAGGCGCAGCGCGTCAGTGCCGAGCGCCGCTATCGCATCGAGGCGATGCTCGACCAGTTCGGCCTCTCGGTATATGATCTCGAAGAGTTCGTGAAGGAGGTGACATGTGGTATGTGATAGGCACGACGGTCTACCTCGCGGTCCTCGGGCTCGTGATCGGCTTCGCGCACGCAGCCGCGTCGCTCAGCCCTGAGGAGCGCCGCCTCGACGACGAGGCGGATTATCTCAAACACGGGAGACACTGATGGATGAGATCTGGACGACGCGCGACGGGACGAGGATCGCCGTCGGCGACATGACGGAGGGCCACGTTCGCAACGCGCTGCGCATGATCTTACGGAATCAACGCATACAGGAAGAGATGTCTGCGCAACTGTTTGACACACCACTTAACCAAGCTGACGAAGACGCTATACTTGGTAATGTCTGGTACGACGAATGGGGCAGCGATGGCTAACCGCCGCCTCGGCGCCTCGCCCGTGTGGACCGACACGCCGGCGGAGCAGTCGGCTCTCGTGCTGCAGCGCGGCGGGCACTACACCGGCCCGCTCGTCGCGGGGCGCTACCAGGTGCTCGGCGAGACGCGCGCGAACTACTACGTCGTCGATCACAGGAGGACCGACCTCCTCGTCCGCGTCGCCGGCCCGCTGTCCGACATCCTCCGGTTCAAGACGCGCGAGGACGCGGAGCGCTATGTACAGGGTGCGGTCGGGTGTGCTATAGATCCCCCCGTTCAACAACAGGAGAGTGACATGGCTAGACGAGCACGGGTGACAGAGGCGCCCGCCGAGGCGCCGAAGCGCGGAAGAAAGGCGGTCAACGGCACGAAGACGGCGGCCGCGCCTGAGAAGGGGGGCAGGCAGCGCAAGCCGGGCGTCGGCGCGCTGACCAAGGAGCTGATCCTGAAGGGCTACGACAACGGGAAGGTCATCGCCGAGCTCCGGAAGAAGTTCCCGGACGCGGCGAACAGCGTGTCGAACGTCAACTTCTACCGGAACAAGCTGCGGAAGTCGGGGGAGCTCCAGGCGTAGCCCCGCGCCGGGGCAGGCTGTTCCAGGAGGACCTCGTGAGGGAGCCTATGTGGATGCTGGTCGCGTGCAGGCTCGTCAACCGCGCGTCGTGGAGGGTCGCCGAGGGCGTCCTCCTGCGCGTCCGCGGGCTCTGGCCGACGCCGGGGCGCCTCGCGTCGGCGCCGGCCGACGCGCTGACCGCCGCCCTCCGCCCGCTGGGGCTCCAGAACGGTCGCGCGCGCGACCTGTCGGCCCTCGCTGCGGCCTGGCTCCGGGGGCCTCCCGCGACGCGCCAGGACGTCCTGCGGCTGCCCGACTGCGGGCCCTACGCGGCGGACTCGTGGGCGCTGTTCGTCGAGCGGCGCCGCGACGTCCGCCCGACGGACGGCAAGCTGCTGTGGTGGATGCGCCGTGGCGTTTGACCCGCGCTCCGAGATCGGTCTCGCCTACCTCTCCTACGTGGAGAACAGGGCGAGGGTGTGGGCCGAGAAATACCTCGACGGCCGGGAGCCTGACTACCGCGGTGACGCGGTGCTCGCGCGCTATCACTTCTGTAACGTGTGGCGGGAGCTCGACAGGTACAGCCGGTGGGAGATCGCGCAGATCCGCGGCCGGCCGCTGCAGGAGCAGCTGGACATCATCGTGATCGGCCGCATGACGATGGTCCCGGCGACGATCGCGAGGCTGCTCGCCGGCGACACGCGGTCCGAGATGAAGACTTTCGTCCGCGCGCGGCAGGCCGCGGGCCTCCCGTGGTACAACGGCGCGCTACAGATGAGCGTATCCTGCCCGGGTCGCGGTTTCATGGACGAGTTCGTCGATCATCGCGACAGCTACTTCCGCCGGCGCCGGGACGTCCTGGAAGCAGCGCGCGCGGCGTCCGACGCGCAGGCGTTCGCTCGCGCGCTGCCGCCGCTGCTGCGTCGCGTCGGACCGTTCCGCGCCTACGAGGCGGCGACGTCGCTCACGTACTCCGAGCACGTGTCGTTCGACGAGGACCAGCTGTCGATCATAGGACCGGGCGCCGTCGACGGTTACAACCTGCTCACAGGCGCGCGGCTCGAGGGGTGCACCGGGCTGAGCGACGACGCGCGGCCGGCGCTCGTCGCCATGCGCGACAGCGTGAGGGCCGCGCTCGAGGAGCGCGGCGCGATGCGGTGGATACCGCCGGGACGACAGGGGTCGCCGCGGACGAGACGACATCACAAGTTCACCGTCAGGACGCTGGAGGACTCGCTGTGCGAGTTCAGGAAATACTGGAGCATAACGAGCGGCAGGACGAGGGCGAGGAGGACGCACCGCGACATGGGCTGCGTAGATGCTTAGCGCGATCGGCATGCACGTCTACGCCGGCGGCTTCACGGTCGGCGTGCGCGAGCACTTCGACGTGATGGCGCACCTCGAGCACGCGGCCTACGGCGCGGAGGTCGTGAGGCTGAACTTCCCTGATCTGCCGATCCACGCGGGCGGTCCGGCGAACTGGCCGGCGCGGTGGCCGCGCCGCCCGCGCTTCGTCTACGCCAATCCGCCGTGCGCGATCTGGTCCGGCGCCGGCGTCGGCGCGCGCGGCAGGTGGGCTGGCGACCCGCGCCTGCAGGCCCACCACGACATCTTCAGCTACGCCGTCGACACGGCGGACGCCGACGTGATCGCCGTGGAGTCCGTGCCGCGGTCCTTCACCGAAGGCCGCCGCCACGTGGACGGGCTCGTCGATCGGGCGCGGGCGACGGGTCGGTCGACGACGGTCGTCATGCACGACGCGCGCCACCTCGGCGTCGCGCAGAGGAGGAGCAGGATCTTCTACGTATTCAGCAGGGTGGAGATACCGTGGGAGACGCCGGACGCGGGCGACGCGCCGACGGTTCGCGAGGTCTTCAGGGGACTTCCGCGCAGGACGCGCGGCTTCGAACCGAGAGCGGGCATACCCCGTCTCGACATGCCGCTGCTCCTGCAGGCCGCCCCCGGCGAGATATTCAGGCAGGTCTACGACAGGCTCCACCCGGACCCGCCGCGCGGCCACCGCGGCCAGAAGATCGGCTCGCCGTCGTTCCTCGATCGGCGTATCCCGTGGGACAAGCCTGCTCCGGTCATCATCGCGAATAAGCTGTATCACCCTGAGGAGGACAGACGTCTCACGCTCGAGGAGCTGGTGGCGCTCAGCTCGTTCCCGCAGGACTACAGGTGGCCGCCAGGGGACTCCGCCACGATATCAGGGTGGATCTCGCGCGGCGTGATGCCGAGGGTCGGCGAGTGGCTGGCAGGCAACGTGCGGCGTGCGCTGGAGAGGAACAGGAGGATCAACGATCCCGGCGCGAGCGTCCTCGACCTGAGGACGCCGCCCGGCAGGACGTTCACGATGGAGGAGTGGGACATGAAGATCGCGCAGCTCAGGCCGACCGGGAAGACGACGGTCCCGGCGGCGAAGGCCGGACCGGCGGCGAGACCCCCCGACGTCGTCGCGGGGGAGGGGTCGGGCGCCTACATAAGGCGCTGCCTGGCGGCGGGGTTCGGCGACGACGAGATCCTCGCCTCGGTCCACGCGAGCTTCCCAGGCTCGAAGGCGAAGAAGTCCGACATAAGCTGGAACAAGGGGAAGCTGCGTAAGGAGGGCGTCCCGTTCGACGGCAGCAGGTCGGCGCGTAGCAGACCGGCGAACGGCCACGCGCCGGCGGACGGCGCGCCGGTGAAGGCCGCGCGCGTCAAGCCGGACGGCGCGCCGGTCGTCGCGACGCGGACGCGCGGCGACGAGCTCGGGAGGATCGGCAGGGCGTTGCAGGACATCGGCGCCGCGCTAGCGGCGATGGGTGATGGACAGAGATGAGCGAGCTCGACGACGTCAGGAGGTTCCACGAGAGGTTCGACCTCCCGCACCGCGACAGGCCGGGCCTCCTCCCCCGGCAGCGCCTCGCCGAGCGCGCGAACTTCATGTTAGAGGAGCTGATCGAGTTCGCCGCGGCCGCGGGCCTGGCGCTCGCGGACGACGAGGACGGCGAGACCCGCTTCGAGGTGTCGACGGAGCCGCAGAGCCTCGCCGGCCAGGCCGACGCGCTGGTGGACATCGTCTACGTCGCGCTGGGCACGGCGGTGCAGCTAGGGCTCACGTCGGTGTGGCATCGGCTCTGGGACGACGTCCAGCGCGCGAACCTGGCGAAGGTGCGCGGCGCGTCGGACCGCGCCCACACCGACGTTGTCAAGCCGCCGGGCTGGATGCCGCCGCGGACGGACGATATCCTGCGGCACGCCGGCTACGATCCCGCCGACTGGAGCACCGAGACATGAGGACGTCCAGGCGGCTGTGGATCATCGAAGGGCCGGACGGCGCGGGCAAGACGACGCTGGCGCGGCGCCTCGCGGAGACGACCGGCGCGTACTACGTCCACCTCGGCGCGTTCCCGCGGGTGAAGGTCGGCCTGGCTCGGCTCTACGTCGACGCGATGATGCCGGCGGTGCTCGGCCTGGCTGACGTCGTGATGGACCGCTCCTGGCTGTCCGAGCGGCCCTACGGCGCCGCGTTCCGCGCGGGCGAGGACAGGCTCAGGTCCGCCGTCCGAAGCCTCGAGCGGCTCGCCTGGCGCTGCCAGACGGTCGTCGTGCGCTGCCTCCCGCCGCTGGAGCGCGTCGTCGAGAACTTCGGGCGGCGCCCGGAGCTCCTGGGCACCCGGGAGGAGCTGGTCGCGGTCTACCGGTCATACGAGGACCTCCGGACCTCGCTCCCGATGGTCACGCTTGACCCCTTCGGGACCAGCGATGTCCACCACAACGGCGCATCGGTCCCGCATTCGCTCCGCCACCAGACCGCCGGGAACCTCCGCGGCAGGGTGACGATCGTCGGCGACCGGTTCGCTGCCATGAGCGACCGCGACCCGCTCTACCAGTGGCCGTTCGGCGCCCTGTGCAGCGACGGCTGCAGCCGCTGGCTCGGCGACCAGCTCGACGCTGGCGGCATCAGCGAGCGCGACCTGTTCTGGTGCAACTCGGACATGCTGACCGAGGACATCCTGCGGCACAGGGCGCCGATCGTCGCGCTCGGCGACGAGGCGCAGAGACGGCTGATCGACCTCGGCGTCATGACCGCGTTCGTCTTCCCGCATCCGCAGCACCACCGGTGCTTCCACGCGAATGAGCCCTACGCGCTGATCCCGCTGCTGAAGGAGCTGACGTCATGAACGCGAACAAGGCGTGGTTCAACCTGTTCAACAAGGTGAAGGTCCAGGGCGGCGAGGTAGCGCCGCGCGGGAGGCCGACCTTCGAGCTCCTCCACGAACCGATCCGGGTGGACATGCTCTACCCGGTCGTGACGGTTCGGCCGAGGCTCAACCACCGCTTCATGGCCGCCGAGGCGCTGTGGATCATCGAGGGGCGCGACGACCTCGAGCCCCTGGCGCGGCACGTCCCGCGCATGGCGGAGTTCTCCGACGACGGCCGCACGCTGGCCGGCGCCTACGGGCCGTCGATCCGGCGGCAGCTCCGCTACGTCGTGGAGAAGCTCCGCGAGGACCGCGACACGCGCCAGGCGGCGCTGACGGTCTGGCGCCCGAACCCGATGCCGTCGAAGGACATTCCATGTCTCGCAGGATCGACTGAGATATGGAGCCCAGAAGGAAATATTCTAATCTCTGCGTTAGCGCGGAAGTTTTCTCGCGGTGAAATATCACGTTATCCAGTGCTATCATTTAAACCAGAAACTAGAAAGATCAATTTAGCTTGGTGCACTAACGCATGGCGAACTGGAACTAAACCGACACTCGAAATACATTTTGACGATGGATCATCGTTGCGGTGCACTGAAGATCACATTTTATATCAGAAAATCCGTTATCACGTTGACGGAGACCTCCCAAAATCATCAAGAACTTTCGTCCATGAAACCTGCGCAAAAAATCTTCGCGTCGGCGATAAACTATGGGCAGCTACGATGCTCAAAACAGGAAAAATGCATCGACCGGCATATCTTCACGATTTATCAATGAATTGGCATTATAATAATCAACATCTTCTCCACCAAAAATATGCTGAATTTTTATGGGGTTCCATACCTGACGGATATGATGTACATCATAAGAATGATAATGTTAACGATAACCGTAAAGATAATCTTGAAGTTATACCTCATGATTATCACGCATCATTAAATATGTTTGGTGATCAAAATCCAGCACGAAGAGAAACAATTGAAGCTAACACAAAACGACGTCTTAAGCTTCGTGAGACATGGGTTTCAAAAGGCTACAATGTAAAACCAATAGAGTATTACCCAAACAATCATAAGATAATCGGAATTACAAAACATAAGCCAGAACCAGTTTACGACTTTACAGTTCCTGGCAAAGAAAATGCTGTAGTGGGAACTGGTATTATAGCGCACAATTGCACCGTCGCGATGGTGTTCCAGATCCGCGACGACCTGTTCAACGCGCACGTGTTCATGCGATCGAGCGACGTCTGGCTCGGCCTGCCCTACGACATCTTCAGCTTCACGATGATCGCCGAGTGGGTCCGCCTGCACCACAACCTCGGCTCGGCCGCCGTCCGCGCCGGGCCGGGGGAGCTGTTCGTGACAGCCGCCTCGTCACACCTCTACCAGGAGGACCTCGAAGGGGTCGTCTGCCCGGAGAACTTGTATCACGAGCCGATGCCGGGCTGGCGCAGCCCCGACGACCTCGCGAGCGAGCTGAGGCAGATCGAGAGGGGCGGGAAGAGTTGGTGGCGATGATTCGCATCTCGCGTGACGAGTGGGGCCTGCGGCTCGCGGAGGCGACGGCGCTGCGCGCGACGTGCGTCCGCCGGCGCGTCGGCGCCGTCGCGCTCGACGCGCGCGGCGTCGTCCTCGCGACCGGCTACAACGGCGCTCCGCGCGGGCGGCCGCACTGTCTCGACGTCCCGTGCGCGGGCGCGGGCTTCCCGAGCGGCGAGGGGCTGGACGAGTGCGCGTCGATCCACGCGGAGCAGAACATGGTCGCGCGGTGCCCGGACGCGGAGAGGATACACACCGTCTACGTGACGACGTCGCCGTGCGTGCCGTGCGTCAAGCTGCTCTTCGCCACCGGCGCGCGGCGCCTCGTGTTCCGCTGCCTGTACCAGGAGGAGGCGCTCCGCCGCTGGGCTGAGGACGGGCGGGAGTGGGAGATGATCGGTGGGTAAGAAGCCGAACAGGGAACCGGAGTTCGACCCGGAGCGCGTGCGCGACGTCTCGGAGGCCGTCTACCGCGAGCAGCTCGGCCCGAAGGACGTCGCGAGCATGATCGAGAAGGACGGCGACGGCGGCGAGAGGCTGCGCGCCCGGGCAGGCGCCTACGACGCGCTGACCAAGACCTACATGAGGGCGATAAAAAATGCCTGAGAAAACCACCGTGCTGCGCAACATCCAGGGCGGCGGCAAGGCGTTCTGGTGTCCCGGCTGCGACCGCGCACATGTTGTCAAAACGGGGCCGAACGGCCCTAGCTGGGATTATAACGGGGACCCCATTAGACCGACATTCAACCCATCCATCTTGGTGACGCTCGAATATCCGACCGAGAAGCACGTGTGCCACTCATTCGTGAGGGACGGGCAGATACAGTTTCTCGGCGACTGCACCCATGCCTTGGCTGGACAGACGGTGCCCGTTCCGGCGTGGCCGCACGCCCCTGGTAGCTACGGAGGTATCGATGAGTGAAGATCAGAAGTCGTGCACCCAATCGACGGAAGAGCGGGTCGCGATTGTGTCAAAGGTGATCGCCTCGCATGGGGGGACGCATCTTATTGCAGACGAAGCGCGGGCGATCTTAGAGGCGCTCGACTCGGTGCCCTCGTCAACCCCGCAACTAGAGGCTTGGCAGTTCCAGCCGGACAGGGACTGTCCTGGCATTTATCTGTTGTGCAGCACAGCGGCGCAACGCGAAGCGGTTATGCGTGCCCTCGGATGGACTACACAGAAGCAATACGAACACGAGCACGCAAAATCCGTCGCGTTTCAGGAAGCCGGTATGGAGGATAAGACCGATGCAGAATGAAACGACCCCCATTGCCGACCCAACGGGACCTAATCGAGCTGGTGCCCATGCGTAGAATGAGGGACCGATGGCTGCCGACCGTCCGCATCTGCAAGGGCGATGGGATGGTCTGGCGGCGCTGGGTCATGTTCCATGGGCGTCGCCACTGGTTCGTTCGGCTCAACACCCAGCTTTGGAACATCAGACATGGCTGATTCCAAAACGACCCCGCAAGTCCTCAACAAACGACACGGGTCCATCCCATCTGGTGCCATTTACATCGGGCGTCCATCAAAATGGGGCAATCCATTTGAGATTGGCAAGCATGGAGATCGTGCGATGGTAGTCACGGCTTATCGGTCATGGATATGTGATCAGCCGCACTTAATGTCGGCGCTGCCCGAGCTACGCGGGAAGTCTCTTGTGTGCTGGTGCGCCCCAATGCGCTGCCACGGGGATGTACTTCTGGAGATGGCAAATGGCTGAGAACCAAACCACCAGATCACCGTGGGACGGCAAGCCGTATTACTGCGAGGAATGCGGTGCCGGGCTAGCAGAGTTCATAGCGTGCGAGGACGGCGACTGTAAGCTAGAGGATGAGGCATCAGCGCAAGAGCGTGCCAATGCGAAGGCTAAGTCAGCGTGACCGATGACCAATCGACACCTTGCAGCGGGGAGCCGCAGCAGCCCGCCGCCACCGAGGACGAGATTATCCGGCGTCGTTTTGGCCGTGACCACGACAAGCCGTGTAAGCGCCCTGAAACACTAACGTGCGCCCTGTGGGATTGCCAAGTAGCTAACGAATGCCAGTGGCAAGGATTCTATCCGACAGTAGGAAGCAACGACTGGGAAGGAACAAGGACATGACCGTCAAGGACAGCGTCAGATACCACACCTGGTCCGGAGCGTCGAACACCTACGCCACCGTGCTCGTCTGGAACGAGGCGAGGTTCGCCTACGACGAGCTGGTCGACTGCGTCATCGGCCGCGACGCGGCGGAGGACTTCCGGTGGCTGCACAACCCACCACTCGTGATCGTGAGGAGGATAAGCTATGTGTAAGACGCTCTGCGCCGCGCTCCTGCTGCTCCTGGCATGGTTCCCCGCCTCGGCCCAGGTCTTCGAGTCCGAGAACGGCGCGCATTTCAGGATCCAGGGCACGGCGGTCCCGGCGGACGGCAGCAGCACCGTCCTCGCGTACATCGTCGACGACGACGGGCAGCTGACCAGGGTCATGTTCGACTGTCACGGCCGCTACGGCTTCCTCGAACTCATGCGGTGGCGCACCATCCCGTCGCGCAGCGTGCTGGCCGCGATCAGCCGGAGGGCGTGTCGATGATGATACACAGGGGCTGTGGCGGCGAGGTCGTCGAGTGCGACGATGAAGAACTCGCCTACGAGTACGAAGGCTCTATGCACCCCGCGCTCTTCTGCAAGAGGTGTCATGAGGAGATACTCGGCGACGCAGAACTGGAGGGGCGTTGATGATTGTCGAACAGAACCTCTTCTCGCCCGCGCTCGCGGACGAGCTGCGGAAGCACCTGCGGCTGCGGAACATGTTCTCCCCGGCGACGGTGACCGGCGACGCCTCGTGGCGCGTCGGGCGCGTCTACCACATCCAGGAGCTGTTCGTCGGGAAGCTCGTCGCCGAGCGCGTCCTCGCCTACGCGCATGACGCGCTGCGTCTCGACGCGACGACCTGCGAGGTCCAGCTGTCGAGCTACGGTGACGGCGAGTACTTCCGCGCGCACTCAGACAGCGGGACGCCGGACGTCGCGCACCGCAGGCTCAGCTGGGTTTCTTACCTGAACGCGTGGCCAGGTCCGAACCCCTTCTCTGGCGGCGAGCTGATCCTCTACGAGGATCACGCCACGACGACCTACGCGCCGGCCGACGGCGAGACGGTGTTCTTCCCGTCTGAGCTGCTCCACGAGGTGACGACGGTCGCCGCGCCGCCCGGCTGGGAGAACCGCCGCTTCACCGTCAACGGATGGCTCTCGTGAAAAGGAAAGGGCGCCTCACGGCGCCCTTGCCCCCTCGAGGATGCGCGCCCAGCGCGCGACCTCCTCGGCGCTCATCCGCTGCTTCCTGAGCGCCAGTTCCATGATGCGCTCGACGAGCTTCATCACCATCACCCCATCCACGGCAGGACGCTCATGATCCAGTCGCGAACGAACGCGCGGCCCTGCGCCGTCAGCGCGCCGGCGGTGCTGATGGTCAGCAGGTACGTCCGCCCGGCGCACCCCGCCGGCGCGACGAGGCCGTAGGTCGGGATGCGGCCCGTCGCGTCAAGTGTATCTGGCCACGCTGCGCCCGCGCTCGCCAGGTCGTCGGCGTCGAGCGGCGTCCCGTCGATACGCGCGATCATGAGCGCCGGGACCGAGGTGAACCTGTCGCCGACCGGCGCGAGCGCCGGCGTGCAGTCGAGGTAGCGCCCGTCCGGCACTTCACCGGCGCGGAACGCGGGGAGCGGGGTAGGCGGTGGGTAGGTCTGGAAGGTCATCCGTGCTCGCGCTCCCACTCGTCTGGCTCGAGCGACGCGCCGATGCTCCCGCGCTCGAAACCGATCCCCAGGTCAACCACGATGTCAACCGCCCCGAGGCTCACGAAGTCCAGCGGCACGAACGCGTCGCCCGAGGCCGCGAGGGTCTCGTGGCCCCACTCGATCAACGTATCCGCGTCAGGCGACAGCGCTGCCCTACGCCACGTGACCGAGAACGGTGCGTCGACGAAGTCCGCGCGGGCGGCCTCGACGACGAACCGCGCGGAGACCGTGACCCCGGTGAAGGACCAGTCGACGTCGGCGCGCCGCGTCGCCGCGACCTCGACGGACGCGGTCAGCGGCGCGGCCGCGTCGACGGCGCCGGTCGTCGCGGCCTCGAGCGTAGCGGCGCGGTCCGCGCGCGTCCCGCCCTGCCACGCCGCAGGCGCGGGCGCGTCGGAGGCCGAGGACGATCCCGTCTCGTGCGGCGCGACCGCGTCAGACACGCGTCCGACTCCGAACTCCAGCGAGGCTTCCGCGTCGCCCGTCGCGCCCGTCGCGGACCCCGTGTAGGCGACCGGGACGACCGCGTCTTCGACGAGTGTCGAACGCCACGCGACGGGGGTGATGGACGACAGGACGAGCGCCAGGCGCCACTCGACGGGCGCGGCGGCGTCGCGCCCCAGGTCGGCGGTCCGCGACGCGTCGCCCGCGGCGTCGGCGGAGGGAGAGGCCTCCGGCTCGACGGGCGTCGTCGCGTCGCCGGCGAACGTCGCGCGCCACGCGGTCGGCGCCGCGCCGTCGGACGCCAGGCCGCCGCGCCACTCGACCGGCCCGTCGACGTCCAGCGTCGTCCCGGTGTCTCCGGTCCACTCGACAGGTGTCGCGCGGTCCCAGAATTTCCCCGCGCCGAAGTCGATGTCGTTCGGGCGGAACTCGAAGATGCGACTGGTGAACTCCGCGCCCACGGAGACAGAGACGGCGCTCTGCGCGGGCTGGGACCAGTCGACCGGGACGACGTTGCCGCGCGCGGCGGTGACGAGCGGCTCAGCCGGCGCCGCGCGGTCCGCGGCGAGGGCGGCGACGGACCCCAGCGGGACGGCGTCGCTCCGGACGGACGTCAGCGACTGCCAGTCGACCGGGACGACCGGCGACCAGGCGGCGACGGCGTCCGGCTCTGCCGGCGCGGACGCGTCGCGCCGGAGCGCCGCACGCCGCTCAGAGGCGACGAACGTCGCCGCCAGGCGCGTCGTGCCGGGGTCGATCGGTGAGGCCGACGAGGCCCGCGCGACGAGACCCCACTCGACCTGCGTGTCGCCACTGACCGCGAACGGTCCCAGCCAGAACGCCGGGGCCGCCGCGTCGCGCATCACGCCGCCCCGCCACCCCGCCAGACCCGTCGTCGACGACGCTGCGCCCTGCGCCCACTCGAGCGGCGGGGTCGCGTCGAGCGTTATCGCCGCCCCGGAGCTGAACTCAGCCGGCACGCCGGACGCGCCGAGCGCGGAGCCGGGCGCCCCGAGCGGGGTCACCAGGTCGCGTCGCGCGCCGCCGCCGTTCTCGTCCGGCGCGAGGACGTCGCGGAACGGTGACGCGCCGAAGACGTCGCTGACCGGCAGGTCGACCGCGAAACCGCGGAACGCCTCATCCGGGACCGCGGCGTCGCGCGTGACCGCTATCTGGAGGATCTGCTCGGTGAGGCCGTAGAGGTACATCCTCAGATGCGCAGCAGCTTCCAGGGGAACGACCGCCCTGTCCCGGCGGTCTGCCTGAGCGTCACGCGACAACTCACGTCCGAGGGCTGCGGCGGGGAGGCCGCGATCGGCGACGGGTCGACCGTCGGGCCGTACGTGGCCTTCCACACCTGGCGCAGGGTCCCGCCGGAGAGCGTCATCACGTAGACGCGCAGCTCCAGGACGTCGCCGAGCGCGAGCGCGTTGGTGTCCGTCTCGAAGTAGAACGTCCCGTTGTTGGTGTCGGTCGCGAGCGTGTGCTCGGTCCCGACGGTGGCGGTCTGCGTGCCTGACGCGGCGAGGACCCAGGTCATCGGCGGACTCCGTAGAGCGACACGCCGAGGAGCCGGTCGGTCGCGGTGCTGATCGCGCACGACGCGCGGACGGCGATCCGCGTCCCGGCCTTGACCGGGACGTAGAACGTCGGCGTCAGCGCCGGCGCGAGCTGATACTCGCTGAAGAAGTTGCGCGGGACGGCGATGTTCGGCACGATCACCTTCTCCGAGGCCGCGGCGCCGAGCGCCACGTCGACGAGACACGTCGCGTTGTTCGCCGCAGGCGCGAAGTTCTGGAGGTTGTCGAACCCGAGGAAGAGGCCGCAGTAGTCGTTCGGCGCCGACGCGGTCACCTGCGTGTAGGCGCCCTTGGCGCCGGCCGTCGCGCCGGGGTCCACGGTGAGACCCTTGATCGCGCCGGAGCCGCCGTAGCCGTAGGTGTCCACCCCGGCGTTCGACGTCTGCGACAGCCAGCCGCCGTCGAAGCCGGTCACGCCGAAGTCGATGGTGTCGGACGCGGTCCCGCTCGCCATCCGGACCGCCAGGCGGCTGCCCGCGGCGACGAACCCGCACGGGACGAGCGCGTGACACTGGATGCTGGTCCTGAGGTCGTAGACCACGTTCTGCGCGATCAGCCCGGACGCCTCGCTCCCGGACGGCGCGGCGGCCAGGTCGAAGGCCACCGGGTTGTTCGCCGCGCTCCCGATCCCGTTCAGCATCAGGTAGAGGTGCGTGAAGTCAGCCGGGGTCGACGAGGCGAGGACGGTCCACGAGCCCTTCGCGTTCGCGCTGCCGCCGGACGTCACGACGGTCCCGAACGTGTCGGACCCGACGTAGCCCATGCTCGTGCCGTTGACGTGGACGAACGGAACCGCGTAACCGCCTGCCATCTCACCTCTCCAGCGTGGCGCCCTTCGGCCCCGTCCCCTCGTGATACGTCCTCGGCTCCGGCGCGGGCGGCACGTTCACTGCCGCGCCCTTCGGCCCGCTCCCCTCGCGGTAGGCGCGCGCCCCGGCCGGGGCCGGCGCGTCGACCGCGGCGCCCTTCGCGTGCCGCGCCTCGTAGCGCACGAACCACGACGCGCCGGCGTCGACCGAGGCCGCGACGACCGCGCCGAACTCGAGCCAGGCGTCGGCGTCGGCGACCGGCGAGACCGCGTGCCCGCCGGACTCCAAGGGCGCGACGGCCTCGAGGGCCGTCCTGCCGCCCCACCCGGCCTCGCCGGCGTCGTCCAGGACGCGCCAGGAGGCCGTCTCGGTCCCGGCCGCGTGATCGATCGGGCCGACGGCCGCGCGCCGCGAGGCGAGCCCCAGGGCGTCGGAAACAAGCGTCTGGCGCCATTCGGCCGACGCGGTCGCGTCGGCCGGGCCGAAGAGCGTCCCGGACCAGGCCGCCGGCGCGTCGACCGACGCCCGGAGCGCCGAGAGGGTCGCCTCCGGCGCTCCCAGGACGCCCAGGACGGCCGCGCCCGCCGAGACGGGCGACGACGCGCCCCCGTCGACGCCCGATGCGACGCTTGGCACCGGCGTGCTGTCGGCCTGGCGAGAGCCGCGCACCATCCTGATCGGCGTACTCGTGCTGATCGCGGCGTTCACCGAGGGCACCGCCAATGACTGGCTGTCGGTCGCCATGGTCGAGGGCTACGACCTTCCGTCGTGGGCCGGGGTCCTCGGCTTCGCCGCGTTCCTCGTCTGCATGACACTCGGCCGAGTGCTGGGGACCAACCTGCTCGACCGCTACGGCCGGCTTCCCGTCCTGCGGGTGTTGTTGACCCTGGCCGGATTCGGGTGCCTGCTCGTCGTGTACGGCACCATGCCGCTCGCGTACCTCGGGGCGGCGATCTGGGGCGTCGGCGTAAGCCTCGGATTCCCGGTCGGCATGAGCGCCGCCGCCGACGACACCAGCCGCGCACCCGCCCGGATGTCGGTGGTCTCCACCATCGGCTACTCCGCGTTCCTCGCCGGTCCCCCACTGCTGGGCTTCCTCGGCGACCACGTCGGTGTTCTCCACGCCCTCCTCGCGGTCGGCGCCGGGCTCCTCATCGCCCTGGCCGTCGTCCCCGCCGTCCGAGAGCCGCGGGCGGAGGTCAGGGTTCGATGAGTCCGGCGCGGATTGCATAGCGGGTGAGCTCGGTGCGGTCTCGCATGCCGAGCTTGGCGAGAACGTTGGCTCGGTGCCGTTCGACGGTCCGGACGCTGATCACGAGGGTCGCGGCGATCTCCTT